GACATCGAGCTGACCAAAGGTGACTCGGCGTATATCACCGTCACGCTGACGGACCTGCAGGAGCAGGGGATCACGCTGCGTGACGGTGATGTGGTGCGCTGTCAGGTCAGGGCATCGCAGGGCACGCTGATCATTGACGGAGAGGCGGAGCATACGGACGGTGGAACGCTGCTGTGGCATATCACACCGGAGGACACAAAAGGCGTGGATCCGGGCGAATATGTCTGGGATATGCAGCTGGAGCTGCCGGACAGCGGAGACGTCTTTACTTTTGTACCTTTATCAACGTTTGAATTGCTGGAAGAGTCTACAAGGAGGACGAAAGCATGAGCAATATTGGAGACATCCAGGCCACTATTGGAGAGGGCTTTCTGAAAGGAAATCCCGGAAAATCAGCTTATGAGCTGGATGTAGAGAACGGATATACCGGAACCCTTGAACAGTGGCTTGCTGAGTTCCACAACAAGAGCAGGGTAACATCTCTCAATGATACGGTGCTTGCCGGTCCGGAAGTGATCGAGGCAGCAGGCATCCCGGTGTATGTTTCGGACGTGGCTGAGTACAACACCTTCGGCATCACGGAGACAGGCTGGTACATCTTTGCACGGATCGCTGCGAAGGATGGCGTGACTGTTTCAGATGCTACCACTGTGACGGGAGCAGCTGGATATATTGCAGAGGCCGGAGCTGATCACATTGATGTGGCTGTCAAGTTTGAAGTGGCGGCTATGTCCGGAGTGGTCAATATCACATGGGGCGCTGACTATGCCGAGACCTTTGTCTTTAAGGCCACGGATCTGGCAATTCGGAACCTTGACTATCGCGTGACGTTTTACGTCTATGACATCGACGATTTCGCCACATGGGAGTATGCCCTGACAACGGATGCAACCTTTGTTGCTGACAACTATTACTTTACCGAGGCCGACGGCGTTTACACGGCAGCAGAGGTCACGGTCGGCGAAGCAGTGCCGGCTTATTACACGCTTGACGGTGAGACCTATACACAGGCCACCGGTACTTTTGCAGAGGGCACGACCTACTACACAAAGAGCGGCGAGGAGTACACGGCAGCAGAGGTCACGGCAGGGGATGTGATTCCGGCATACTATAAGCACAGCAAAGTAACCTTTGAGGGGATGACGCGGAACATCACATACAGATGCAACACTCCGATTGACTGCCCGATGGTGTTCAATCTCCCGGAAATTGAGGACGAAACACATGGATGTTGGTACGAAATCCGTTTCCAGCACACAGGCAGTTTCAGCAGTACGCTCAACGTCCCGGAGGGCGTGAAGGTCGCGACAGAGCACACGCAGGCAGAAACTAAGGGAATGAACATGGTTGACCTGCACTATACCTCTATAGGCGGTCTGAAGCTCTGGAGATTTATGAATACTCATAGTAGTATTCCGGCATAAAGAAGGAGGGGTTGATATGTGGCATAGATACGAAAAACTCGATGAAAACTATAAACTGCAGTATTGCCCGGCTCATGATCCGAACGGAGAAATCACCGGACAGCACGTCATGCAGCTGAGAGACTGGTTTGATGAGAACCCGGAAGAGCGGAAAAGGCTTGGATGGATCAAACATCTTTATTACGAAAGCCATGAAGAGTTTATGAAGGACTATCCTGACTATGACCCGGCAACGCAGGTTGCTATTACGAGCATTAAAATCATAGACGAATGGACTGTGCAGGACGAATATCATTTTATCAACAAGACCGATAAAATGATGGAACTGGAGGAGATCCTCGAAACCATGAATCTGTATGTACCGAGTGGTCTGGTACAGCTTGACGCGCAGGGAGGTGTATTAGTATGACGAGAGACAGAAACATCATCATTGATGAAATCCAGAGAGAAAAGGCCAGCGAACTGGAAAAGAAAGAAATCCAGCCGCTTGATCCGGAAGGCATCAAGATGGCGGAGCACAAGAGATTTACCTTTGACATCGTAAATACACCAGTTGACCCGCTGAGATAAGGAGGCCCGAATATGTATGATGTAAAACCCTGCACAAGCAGAAACTCTACTGACTGCGGAGCCGCCTGCATGGTCAGCTTTTTAGGATATTACGGCGAAGAGGTTACACTTGAGCGGATGCTCAAAGAATGTAATATCGGCGTTTCGGGATGCTCCGGGAAAGACCTCCTGGTGGCCGGACGTGCTCATGGTCTGGACATGAAAGCTTACAAAACGAGCGGAAAAGATGTCCTGACCATTGACAGGCCTGCGATTTGCCACTGGAAGTATAGCCACTGGATTGTCTTCTGTGGACTGAACGATGATAACAAAGCGGTTATCATGAATCCGTCCCGCGGAAGGTATGCGGTAGATACGGATCTTTTTGAGGCGTATTTCAGCGGCACAATTATCACAAACGGAGAACTGCCGGAAGAAGGTGATACCTGATGAACGCGATCCTGTCATACATCGCCGCCCACTGGCTTGAGTGGGTCTTTGCAATCTGCCTTGCTGCTCTTACAGCAGCTTGGCGGGCGGTATCGGCAAAGCTTGAGATTGAGCATAAAAAGAATGAGGCAATCGCGGAGGGAGTGCAAAGCCTCCTCCGGGAAAGTATCGTCAATAATTACAATCGTTATCTGGATAAAGGCTTTTGTCCAATATACGCCAAAGAGAGCCTTAAAAAGGTATACGGGGCCTATCACGATCTAGGAGGCAATGACGTAGCCACATCACTATATAAAAAGGTCCTGGATATGCCAGAAGAACCCGCAAAAGAACCAGAAAAGGAAGGTGATCAGAATGCCTGATTTTGCAAGCACACTCGTATTTAACGTTATCAGCGCCCTTGTGCTGGCACTGATCGGAGTCGTCACAAAGACATTGCTGCCATACCTCAGAGCTAAAAAGGATGAGGCCCTGACAGCACTGGCCCATACAAAATGGTCATGGGCTGTGGATGTGGTCTCTGCTGTGGTTCTTGCCGTTGAGCAGACGGCGGAAGAATACATGCATGGAGAGGTTAAAAAAGATGCTGCGACGCGACTTATTACTGACTTTTTTAAGCAGAACGGCATCGACCTGACCACTGAACAGATCAGCACGCTGATTGAGACCGCCGTGAAACAGATGAATTCCAATGTCATTGAGGTCACGGACTACACAAACACGGAGGCCATCGGATTCGATACGGGGGAGGTGCCTGCGGATGATAAAGGGGATTGATATATCACAGCACCAGAAAAGCATTGACTTCAAGCGCGTCAAGGCGGACGGTATCAGCTTTGTAATAATCCGAGAAGGGTACCGCAAAGTGATTGATCCGCTTTTTCTGGAGTATGTAAAGGGGGCCCGGGCTGCCGGGCTTCCCATCCTGGGCGTGTACCACTTTATATACACCGATGGAGCTACACCCACCGAAGGCGCACAGAGCACCATTGCCAACCTTAAAAAAGCCGGCTTTGATCCTGCGGACACGTGGATCTTCGCGGATATCGAGGAGGATACGTGGCTGAAGAATAAGCAGAAATGCACGATTGAGCGCTGTACAGCCTATGTCAAGGAGTATCTTGATGTGCTGAAGGCTGCCGGATGTACGAAGCTGGGTATTTATACAAACAACGATTACTACCTCAATTACCTTGATTGGGGCATCCTTGCAGAGTACAAAAGTAAGGTGTGGCTTGCGGATTACACCGGCGGACCTGATCGGCCCTGCGTCCTGCAGCAGACGTCCGACAAAGGATACGTTGATGGTATCAATGATACCGTCGATACGGACCTGCTGATTGAGGAAAGCATCGCAGAGGGCATCATTGACTTTAAGCCGGCGCCGGCGGCAGAGGAGCTGACAGCAGGCGTCACAGCGAATGATGTGCTGGCAGTATTTCATTCATGGCTTGGCCTGAAGAAGTCAGATCTGTCGCATATGGTCATCCTTAGGATTTACAATGATTTCATCCGGAGCCATCCGGGGGCAGGTCGGGGCTATATCGTGCAGCCAACGGACCAGTACTGTGACACAGGCTTTTCCGCTGCCTTTATTCTGCTGAATGCTGTTGATCTGATCGGCGGCGTAGAATGTGGCGTGGAAGAGCATGTGGGGCTCTTTAAAAAGGCAGGTATCTGGGAGGAGGACGGCAGAAAAACACCCATACCTGGATGGGGCATCGTGTACAACTGGGATGACTCTACGCAGCCCAATGACGGATACAGCGATCATATCGGCATTGTCTACGATGTGGTTGACGGTATGATTTATTGCTATGAATGCAACATGAATGGCGGCAAGGTCGGGATCCGGCGCGTACCGGTCGGCTATGGCTGCATACGCGGCTTTGTGAAACCCAAATATGCACGGGTGGCAACAGGCACCACGACGACACCTGCTACACCGGCTGAGCCTGTAAAACAGCAGGACGTGACCGTCACAGGTCCCACTGCGACGGTTTCCTATGGAAGCACCGGCGCAAAGGTAAAGACGCTGCAGGCTGCGCTTGTGGCGCTTGGCCATACGGTTGACATTGATGGGGAGTTCGGACGCGACACGCGGGAGAAGGTCCGGAAGCTGCAGGCCATGAACCGACTTGACGTGGACGGGATCGTTGGTCCGCAGACCTGGGGGCTGATCTACAGCCTGCTGACAGAGGATGTCCGGAGGCTGAGCAAGACGCCTATGTGGACCGGAGAGGTCACAGCATCGGAGCTCAACGTGAGATCCTACGCATCAGCCCATTTCTACCAGGTACCGGGATGGCCTGTCCTGGGACATGGAAACAGGATCGACGTCTGCGCGACTGTGATTGGACCCGGCGGCGACTCTTGGTTGTACGTGCGGATCGCTGGGAGAATCTTCGGGTTCGTATCAGCAAAGTACATCAAAAAAGCATAAGGTTTAAGCACAAGAGGGAGAGGATCCAGAGGGGTCTTTTCCCTCTTTTTTTTATGTTACAAAAAGTGTAATACGGGTGTAATATGAGGTAATTTTGTAATACGGTCAGATTACAGATATTACGAAATCAGAAAAATTGTAATTTCTTGTAATACCGATAAACACTGAACGAATTGATATTTATAACAATATTACAATTATTCCTAATTGACTATTTGAATAGAGAGAATAGAGGGGGATATACCCGCCTAACCCGCCTAATGCGTACAGGTCTATACGCGCGCACGAGACGGGTTATTTTTGACTGGTAAAAATGATTTTTCAAAGTCAGTCAAATAAATTTAATTTTACTATTGACAAGCTAAATGTACTTTGCTATACTGGCATCAGTTAAAGAAATTGAGCTGAACAAAACGGAGGACAGAAAAATGACAAGGTTGACATGTTATTTCGAATGCGTGCAGTATTTCAAAGGCAAAGTGGAAAAGAATGGTTACCGTTTTGATTTTATTGACAATGTGTATACTGGCAGGCAGTTTGTTGTAATCAATGGACATCGAGCCAATGTAAATCAGTATTATGACGGTAGGCCGATATCCAATGTGCACAACGCATATCAGGCATTGAAAAAAGCCTGCAATGAAGCCTACGCACTTGTAACAGCATAAACCTGATACCCGCCCCGGAGGTTACGAGGGTAGAAAGGAAAGCTATGTATAAAAAAGCACCGTCGCAAGGCGCGTATATTGATCGCTTGCGCGTAAAGTATCCGTTTCGCATTTGCAGAACTACGGAGCCGCAGTATGAAGCGGTATTGACCGGCGTGCAGCCACTTCTTGAAGGTCAGGAATGCCCGATTTATAGATTCCCTGGCGGAACGTGCTGCGAAGACCCGTTTGCTCTTGGTATTACAATTCTTGAATGGTGAAAGTTTAATATCCCACCCCGGAGGTAACGAGGGCAGAAGGAAAAAGACATGAAAGCAAAAGCGCTCAACCTTAAGAACATGAAAGAAACACTGGTCAACTACAGCGCCGATCAGGCCGAGCTTGAAAAGATCTGGGACGGACTACATCAGATGGCCTGTATGGGGTTCATCACTCAGGACACATGGAGAAAATTCTATGAGGAGTGCAAAGGCTGGTACATCGCGACGGAAGAAGACGAGATCAGAGTCAGAGATAGCGAACAGGAAGATGCGATCATCTGGACATACACAGCAGATGCAGAGTACAGAGCATAAGCCGAAAACACCGGGGGCGGCGAACAAGCCGCCCGGAAAGGAAAAAGACATGACGAGCTACGAAAGATTCGAGGAGACATTAAAGAACACGCTGATCAAGGCTTACACCGACGAGTACGGAACGGATGCGTGGACAAGCCAGAACGATCAGGAAAAGAGCCAGACGCTGCATGAGCTGCTCGATTCACTCCTGACAGCAGCAAAAAGCCGCAGCCAAATAGAATCCCGCTCCGAAGGTAACGAGGGCAATAAAGAGAGGGGAGAGAGCACGATATACGAGGGCATCGAAATCACGGTCAGAGCATCCGGAAAGTTTCAGCTGAACAGCCCCGTGGATGGGGCACTCCACGTCTTCGATACCATAGAGAGGGCGAAATACTACATTGATCACGCGGAAGTGATTGACAGTCACGCACGGGCAATGGCGCGATTAGATGGTTACTGTTACAGGAGGACAGCGAAGAAATGACAAAGTACGAAGAGCTGATGAAAGAAGCCCGGAGGATTGAGGAGCACATAAATACGGAGTGGGCCGAAGAGCACGGAGATGAATACGACAAGTTCACAGAGATTTGTGAAAACGAGTGGAACGCCGGAAACCTGACTGACAAGGAATTCACGCTGCTGATGTTGATAGGGCTGTATGATTATGACAAAGATCTTCCCTGGATGCCGGAATGAAAGGAGAGTTGAAATGAAAAGCTACACGTATGAGATCGCGGAAGAGAGATACGGGAAAGAAGCCTGGAGACGCAGGACGAACAGCAAGAAGAGAGCCGCGCAGGTGTATGCATCCGGCATGTGGGACGATACGGGAGCCATGTATCAGCGTTACTACTTCGGAGACTACAAGCGGATCCTGTATCTGGACGGAAGACGGATCGAGGATCCAGCTGATATCAACGATGTACTGCACGATTAAGGAGGACAAAAAGATGATCGAGATCATGGACAACGTAAGCCCCATCACATCAGAGGATCTGTACCTTGTATGCAACGATAACAACTGGTTCACCGGCGGGACCAATCAGCAGTACTCAAAGCTGTTTGAGCTTAACAGCAGCGGGGCGTCACTGGAAGAGCTGGCACTTGCGATCTGGCTTTGCAGTCCGAGAGCAAGCCGGGAGAGCATCCAGAAAGCACTGGAAGAAAGAGCGGAGGGCATAAGATGATCGACTATGAGGATCTGATCCTTGAGAGGCAGGAGAACCGGGAGATCTGGGAGGACGAGCCGGACAGCCCGTATCTCCGTCAGAGATTCGACAGCGGTAACTGGTGGGACGAGATCCCGCCTGAAGAGTTTGAGGAGGCGAGGCAATGAACGCTTTTGAGGCAAGATACATCAAAGCACTTAAACGGATCGGAGGAGCTGAAGGGCTTCTCCGTCTTCCGGAGCAGGTGAAAGAGACCCTGAAGAATACAACGGATCTGGTTACAAAAACAAAGATGCTCGAAATGATCGCGGAGGGTTTGAGAAAATGAAGATTGAATTTGAGAAAGAGAAGATCACAAAAAACACAGTGAAGTTTTCGGAGGTCCTGGAAGACGATCTCACTACAGCAAAGATCGGAGCGGTTTATGTCCAGAAGGCCGCGCTGAAAGAGATCGGATGGTCAGGTGAGAAGCATCTGATCGTGGATCTGACGGTATCGGAGTAGAAAGCTACACATGAGCACAGAGAAAGAGCCCCGGAAGTGAATTCGGAGCTTTTTCTTTTTATGCGCCTATATAGTATACTAAAAATCAAGAAACCCGCAGAGAAAAATCTATTGCGAAAGCGCAGCATTCTGGTATCCACCGTATGGTGAGGTGTTCGTACGCTGAACGCTTACGCACGCTTTGGCAATCACGTTCGAACACTTCGGATGCGGTTGCTTTTTTTATGTCCTCGACCGTGACGGTATTGTTCTGGCCGCTGAAATTAAAGGCAATCGTCATTTTATCGTCATAAAGGTGTATGCTGTTTACAAAGGTCTCGATTAGGCGTCTCTGACATTTCCGATCTGTTGTGTCTGCGTCCCGGAAACGCTGCAGGAAGAAACGAATCCGATCTTCTGTCAGCTTGATTCCCTCCGAGATCCGAATCTCGGCGATGGATTTTTTAATTGCGGATCTCTGTGCTTCCAGCTCGGCCATACGGTTTTGAACGATATCGTTAAAGATACCGGCCTCTATGGTACGCACCAGATTCGATAGTCCTTTTTCAACATCCGCCAACTGCGTTTCAAGCGAATGTATCTCTGCTTGTGTCTGATCCTGCCGCTGGTAGTATTCCCACGTCTTAGAAACAATGAAATCAAACAGTTCCTGATCATGCAGCAACAGATTGATCTGATCAAGCACAAGCGGTTCTATCAGATCCTGCCGGATGGATTTCTTGCTGCAGCCTTTGTGCTTAAATTTATTCATGCACGCATAATAGCAGTGCTTCTTTTTTGATTTGCTGGTCCCACTGACTCCAGCCATGGGAGATCCGCAGTTTCCACAATACAGATTATCCGTGAGGATGTAGTCTGAATAGGACCATCTATTGGATGGCATCCGTCTGTTCTTATCAAGCATTCCTTGCACTCTTTCAAAAAGATCCCGGTCTATGATCGCGGGTATTGCATTTTCTTCCCGTATGATGTCCTTGTAAATGTACGTCCCGATGTACCGCTCGTTTTTGAGCATTTTTGTCAGGCTGGTTCGGGAATACATATTCCCTCTCACCGTTCTGTACCCCTTATCGTTCAGCCACCGGCTGATATCTGCTTCCGTCGATCCCTCCGCGTATTTCTCAAAAATCATCCTTGCGATCGGGGCTGTTTTCGGGTCGATCTCATAGGTCTTGTCCGGCGCTGTACGATACCCAAATGGCGGATGCGCTCCGATGGCGTGGTGTTTTTTGGCACCTTCCAGCTGTCCGCGCTTTACATTTTGGGACAGCTGGAGACTGTAATATTCCGCCATCCCTTCGAGGACGGATTCCAGGATGATACTTTCAGGGCCGTCTCCAAGGGATTCTGCCACATACTCTACACGGACTCCGTTTTTCTTTGCTCGGTGCTTATTGAATGTGATTTCTTCACGGTTCCGTCCAAACCGGTCTACCTTCCAGACGATGATCACGGAAAACTGCTTTTTTGCGCAGTCAGAGAGCATCCGCTGAAATGCTTCTCTGTTGTCATTTGTGCCCGTTTTTGCACGGTCACAATATTCCCTGATAATGGTATACCCTTTTGATTCTGCATATTGTCTTGCAGCAGCAAGCTGGCCCTCAATGGACTGTTCCTGCTGGGACGTGGATGAATACCGTGCATATACCACAGCCATTTCGTTTTTACCAGTCATGTGATCTCCTCTTTGCCTCTGATTCTGTAAGCACATCAAGATACGGTTCGAAGCATACTATACAGCCATGATAGGGGATCTGTTCCCCGTATCGGGATCGGTAAGCCTGGATCGCGTCCTTCAAAAAATCCTCCGGTACATCCAGATACTCCGCAGCTTCATACACAGTCGTACATCCGGCCCGCTTTGCAGAGACGATCCCGGCAAGTCCGATCTGCAGATCATAGGCCCACATTCTGGCCTGCAGTTCCTGTTTTCTCGCGTCCGCATCTTTCTCATCCAGGATGCAGCCGGCAGATGTGAAGTAGTGCCCCAATTCTTCCGCGAGCACGCATGCTTTCTTCCGCTGTGTTTTTATGGACCGCCGGATAGCTACACGGCGGCCTTTGATGCGTCCGTCGTAAGCCTGCAGGTCCTTTTCTTTTGTGATCAGTCCTATTGCGTCCGATGCCTTTAGCAGTTCGTCGTAATTCATAAGCCGCCACCTCCAGCATCTATATCATACCGCTTGAGGTGTCGGCTTTTCTTAACAGCTCAGAAATTCTCATCATCCATGATTCCTTCATCGTGCGCGATCATTGCGTCCGTGATCTCGATGTCGGTCCGGGCATGGGCTGCATCCGGCATGACACTCTTGGTGTACTTGTCATTCAACAACATGCCCTGGATGACGCCCTGCGCCTTTATGCGGTCAACTTTATCTAGCCGGGAGAACAATACCATCAGAACGTCATCGGACGCGGAAGGGGCCTTTTTCGGCTTTCTGAGGGCCATTATCTTGTCCGGCTTCGGAGTGCCATACTTAGTGTAATCGGTCGGATCGTCTGTGCGGCCCAGGAGGTAATCAGCAGATACTTCCAGCATATCCGCGATCCTTGCGACAGCTTCGCCCTTTGGCGTGATCTGCTTGGTGTTCCACGTAGATATCGCTGCGCGCGTCATGCCCAGTACATCCGCAGTTTTCTGGGAGCAAGGATCGATCCCTTTCTGTTCAGCTATTCTGGCATACCTCTCATAAAATGACATTCTGATCACCTCTCAGTCAAAAATATTTTCCGAAATCCCCTTGACAAGTCAATTTTATTTTGCTATTCTACGGTCAGCAGCAAAATTAAATTGACTGCGAACCACATAAGACGGGCCGCAGGAAAGCTGCAGTCAAGTGGGATGATTAGATTATACATCAAAAGTCAAAGAAATTCAACTGGAAAGTTAAATAAATTTAGTTCGTAGGAGGTGAAAAATGGGACTTGTGCTGAATGAGGACTGGACCGCGGATGTCATGGGCCGGACTCATAAATACAGGATCAGGATCAAGGATCTGGCAGAGAGATGCGGATACGATCCGGCATATCTTTCAACAGTCCTTAACGGAAACAAGAAGTTCGAATCGGAAGAGGCCGCAAAGAAGACAGAACAGCGGATCCTTTCCACGCTCGCAGAGATGGAAGCAGAGAGGCTGAAGGAGGTCGAGGAGAATGAAGATTGATACTTCACAGATCCCATCTGCAGATGCTCACAGTCTGGCGGCTACTTTTCTGGAAGCGGTAGAACGGTTTTATGCCGATCCGAAAAACGAAAAGGCTTTTCAGGATTGGCTTAAAGGAAGAGAAAAAACAAATCAATGAGGGAGGCAAACACGATGGAAATGAAAATCACGATTGAGGCTCCGGATCTTTCAAAAGCGATTCACGAGCTTGCAGAAGCAATCAAGACAAAAACAGATCACGTTGTAGTGCAGATGAAAGATGCGGTTTCGGTGACTCCGGCAGCAGTCACAGTACCGCAGATATCACCGATGACCACTGCACCGACACCGGCTCCAGTTCCGACACCTGCACCGGCCCCGACGCCTGTGCCTGTGCCTGCACCTGCACCGGCTCCGGTACCTACTCCGGCCCCGGCACCCGCGAAAGTGATCGACATCGATACGATCGCACGGGCAGGCGCAGGACTGCTTAACCAGAAGGGCGATCAGATTTACACAGTGCTGTCAGAAATCCTGAAAAAGTACGGAGTTGAGACGATCACGCAGCTCAAGCCGGAGCAGTACCAGGCGTTTGCCGAAGATCTCCGGGCACTGGGAGCGGACATCTAAAGGAGGTTTGAGATGGGAACACCTACACAGCACGCGAAGTGCAGCGCTTCGCATTCAGGGTGTTGGCTGAATTGCACGGCGGCGCCGACATTCGAAGCACAGTTCCCGGATCTTCCGTCCGGACAGGCAGCGCAGGAAGGGACGCTTGCTCACAGGATCTGTGAACTGACTGTCCAGTATAACTCCGGGGAGCTTACGAAGCGGAAATACAATTCACAAATCAAGAAATGCCGCGAGGATCCGCTTTTCGACGAAGAGATGATCCATACCGCGGAAGTATATGCCGGATACATCTGGGAAAAAGCAATGTCATTCCCAAGCAAGCCTTTTATGGCGCAGGAAGTCAGAGTTGATTTTTCCGACTATGTACCGGAGGGATTCGGGACATGTGACAGCCTGATGATCGGGGGAGATCTCCTCTGCATCACGGACTATAAACATGGCAAGGGCTATGACGTGCCGGCTGAAAACAATTCGCAGATGCGGCTTTACGCACTGGGGGCCTTGAAGCAGTACGGGATGTTCTACAGCATTAAAAACGTATGCATGACGATCGTACAGCCCCGGATCTGCAGCGACGTCAAGACAGAGACGATCACGGCAGACGAGCTTAGAGCGTGGGGCGAACAGATCAAACCGCTTGCAAAGGCAGCATACACCGGCGAAGGGGCTGAATTCCACGAGGGCCCATGGTGCAAGAACTATTTCTGCAAGGGCAGAGCGGTCTGCAGACACAGATCCGAAAACATGACGGCCCTGGAAGACTTCAGCAGCATCCCGATCGAAGGGAAGCAGACAGAGCAGGAACAGAAGAACAGAGCCGCGGCAACGGCGCTCGGTATTCCGGTACAGCCCATGCTGTCGGATGCGGAGGTCGGAGATCTTTTGTATCGGGCGGAACAGCTTGTATGTTGGTATAACGACCTGAAAGAATACGCGCTTGAAGCGATTATGAGCGGAAAAGAGATCCCCGGATGGAAAGTCGTTGCAGGACGGTCCGATAGAAAATGGGACGATGCCGACAAAGCGATGGCCGACATCATCGCAGCAGGATACGACGAAGCGATCCTGTACGACAGAAAGCCGAAAACCCTTGCACAGCTCGAAAAGATGATGGGCAAGAAGGCATTCGAGGAGATCGCAGGGGCCCATGTGGTTAAGCCGATGGGCAAACCTACACTTGCGGATGCGGCGGATAAACGGGAGCCATACAGTGCTGCTGCTTCTGACTTTCAGGGGGTTACGGCATGAATGCGCAAGAGGAATTCAGAGTGTTCAGGACGAGACTGATCCTGAATACTCTGAACACCTTGAAAGACCTTCCGATCACAAAGTTCCGGAAGCTTGTTGCATACATCTGCAAGGATCTGACCACAGAAAACGAAGAAGCGCTTAACCGGATCTTTTCCAGTATTCCGGAGGTCCAGGACAATCTGAGGCGCGCGTGGGAAGATGCAATCATCCGGTTTCGGGTGGAATACGAGGATCCTGTTTTCGGTCCGGACGGGCACATAAGGGCAGATCCGAAAGAAAAGAAGAATGTGAAAGCCCGGAACAAATACCGGAAGGATAAAGTCCTGGAAGCTAAGAAAGCATACGACAGGTTTCTGGAAAGGATCCCGAAACTGAAGAAAATACAGCAGAGCATAGGAGGATAAAGATATGTATCAGAATATACCGACAAAGGTCCTGACAGGAGAAGTCAGGCTGTCATACGAGCACTTAAGTCAGCCGCATGCAAACCCGAATCAGCCGGGAGCGGAGCCGAAGTATTCCGTCACGATGCTGATCCCGAAGACGGATGTGGCGACAAAAGCCGATATCGACGCATCGATCAAGGCCGCATACGAAAAGGCCGTTGCGGAAGAATGGAAAGGTGCAAGACCGGCACTTAGATCTGCACTGATATATGACGGCGACGGTCTCCGCAACGATGGATCGAAGTTCGGTCCGGAGTGTGCTGGTCACTGGGTGATCACGGCATCCACTAAGAGAAAGCCGCAGGTGGTCGACATGTCAAACATCCGGGTTGAGCTGGCGCCGCAGGATATCTACAGCGGCATGTATGCCCGCGTAACACTTAATTTCTTCGCGTTCAACGTAAACGGCAATCGTGGCGTCGGATGTGGCCTCGGAAATGTCATGAAGACAAGAGACGGAGAACCGCTGTCCGGTGGCGCATCTGCAGCATCTGACTTTGACGGTATCGGTCAGAGCGTAGGACCGGACCCGATGGCAGGATACGGTGCATCATCGTACCAGGCCACTACAGGACCAAGCACACAGCCGCGGGTGAATCCGTTTACCGGACTGCCGATGTGATATGGAAAGCGGCAAGACGTGCAGCAAGTGCCCGCAGATAGACTGCTTTGCATACAAATCAGTACGCGGGCGCGGTAATAACTGCACCATACTGGCAGGACCTGTAGACAAGGACTGCAGATTCTATAAAACCCTGAAGCAGTACAAGAAAGATCTGAAAAAGACACCTGCAGGGGAAGGATACAGAGATACATTCATCCCTCTCGGATGATATGTGGCGGAAGCCGGAACCGCCTAAACAAAACACACACTGGGCATATAATTGGCGGCATTACGGAACAGCCTACGAACCGCAAGGCGCTGGTTGATCGGGGATGTGCTACACGAAGCGCCGGTGGAACGCACATCTTCACATGCACGGGAAAGGACGTAACTTTACTGCTAATACCCCCATTTTGCATCACACCGTTTTTGCGGGGTTCGATTCCCCGCCCCGTGCCTCTTCATTCAGTGCAAGAATGGAGAACTTTGTCTGACAGTGGGAAAGACTACGTTATGTGGTGATGGAATAGGTAGACGAGCCGTCCGATTGTTGTATACATAGGAGGGTGTTTAGACAGGAGTCTTTACATGTAAGGTGCAAATCCTTACCCACATAATTACAAGTGAAATAGCCGCTACGGGTACGTAAGACCTTTGGGCTGTATCTTTAATTAAAGTCAGGAGCAAATGCGAGGCGGCTTCTGCGGTAGCTTGTAAAAACTCCGAAGGTTTCGGAGAGTGTATACACAGTGACTGGTTTGTTAATGAACATTAAAGTGCGACTGAAGGCCAAGGTTGCCGCCAGTCATTTCGGGACGTAGCTGAAATGGAAAAGCCACTGTCTAAATAGACTGAAATGATAGTGAGGTTCCGGTTCGAGTCCGGACGTTCCGATTATTCTCCGTGGACAATGTGATTATCGCATGATAGTCGGATGGGGTAAGAAGTCCTGAATGATCCCCCTCAAATCGGCACGTTGTAATTGCGGTTGTGGCAGTCAATCAAGAGGTCGAGTTCTCTGCCTGACAGTCGGGAAAGACCGGCAGACCGCAGAGTTGACACCCGACGGTCTATAAACATATCGGGAGTCTTCCTCGGAACGTAGCTCAAGAGCAAAGATCTACTCAGAGGACAGAGCACGGGCACGTGATGCGGGTTCGACTCCCGCCGTTCCGATGAGGTGGACGTTCTTACTCTTTATTCATCACCTCACAAAAAGGAATAAAGGGCGGCAAGGCGGTGCGCTGTGATGATCCCGCCCGGTGATGTTCGGTCAATTCATCCGGTTCCCGCCCATTTCCGTGACAAGTGGGAGCGCGACGTAATGGCAGTGTAAGGTAGCGCGGCAAAGTACGAACAAATACACTGTGGCAGCCTGGAAAGACAGGCAGATCGCCCGCCGTGAGCGTGATCACGGTACTTTATGCGGGGTAGATCAGAGGGAGATCACCGGTCTCATAAGCCGCGAGTCGCAGGTTCGATTCCTGCCCCCGCTTTTCACAATGCGCGCAGAGTGGACCTTGAAAACAAAGATAGATGAAGGAGCAAATATGCAACGCATAAGCATAGACCTAGAGACGTATAGCGAGGCACCGATAGCAAAAACGGGCGCGCAGCGGTACATCATGGATCCCTCTTTTGAGATCCTGCTGTTTGCCTATTCCGTGGACGGGTGGCCTGTACAGATCATAGATCTGGCAAGCGGTGAGCAGGTCCCGGACTGGCTGATCAATGCACTTCACGATCCGAAGATCATCAAATCCGCGTATAACGCGCCGTTTGAATTCGGCTGCCTGTCGAAGTACTTCGGACAGATGCAGCCGAATCAGTGGAGATGCACGATGTTCCATGGCCTGTACTGCGGATATACGGCAGGACTGGATGCAACAGGTAAAGCCCTGGGCCTTCCTGCAGACAAACAGAAGCTGGCAACAGGTAAGGCCCTGATCCGCTACTTCTGCGTACCGTGTAAACCTACAAAGTCGAACGGCGGAAGAACGCGAAACCTCCCGCATCACGATCCGGACAAGTGGAAGCTTTTCAAAGAGTACTGCTGTCAGGATGTCGTCACAGAAATGGAAATCGAAAGGCGCCTGTCTTCGTTTCCGGTTCCGGGGTTCGTTCAGAAGCAGTGGGAGACGGATCTGATCATCAATCAGCGCGGCGTCGCTGTAGATCTCCCATTTGTGGACGGGGCTTTGGCCATGGGCGACCAGGTAAAAAGGGAGATGATGGCAGAAGCTACACGCATTACGGGCCTCGACAATCCCAACAGCGTATCACAGCTCATGGGATGGCTGAACGAAAACAGTGACGCGGATCTGGAAGATCTCAGGAAGGATACCGTCAGCAAACTGCTGAAGAAGGATGACAATGATCCGGATGTGCAGAGGATTCTGCAGATCCGGCAGGAGCTCGGAAAGACATCCACGAAGAAATATGACGCAATCCGGACATGTGTTTGTCCGGATAGCCGTGTACGAGGTCTTCTGCAGTTCTACGGGGCAAACAGGACCGGCAGATGGGCCGGGAGGCTCGTACAGGTCCAGAATCTCCCACGAACGTACACTGATCCAATCGAGCTTGCAAGAGAGCTTGTCAGAGATCGAAACACTGACGCGGTGAGGCTCATTTACGGATCTGTCTCTGACACGCTCTCACAGCTCATCAGAACAGCTTTTGTGGCAAGTCCAGGCAATGTACTGATCGATGCAGATTTCAGTGCCATAGAGGCGCGTGTGATCTCGTGGCTGGCTGGTGAGCAGTGGCGCCTGGAGGTATTCCGGACGCACGGGAAGATCTACGAGGCATCGGCTTCACAGATGTTTGGTGTGCCGATAGAGCTGATCAAAAAGGGCAATCCGGAATATGCACTCCGGGCGAAAGGAAAGGTCGCAGAGCTGGCACTCGGATATCAGGGCGGACCGGGAGCGCTGATCGCAATGGGGGCTCTGGATATGGGACTACACGAAGAGGAACTGCAGGACATCGTTACAAGATGGAGATCTGCAAACAGACGGATCCAGAACCTCTGGTACGAGATGGACGAAGGCGCGAGACAGGTGATATCGTCCGGTGGATCTGTAAGGGTCCACGGTCTCATACTTTCGCGCGAATATGATCCGAATCAGGGAATGTACAGCTTTACGATCGCTCTGCCTTCCGGACGGAAGCTCTTTTACATCAACCCGAAGATCGGGACGAACCGATTCGGCGGGGAGTCGATCACATACTGGGGAGTAGACCAGACGACGAAAAAATGGAAGGCCATCGAGACATACGGAGGGAAAATCACAGAGAACTGTCTTTCCGGAGATACCCTGGTCGTCACAGATCACGGAGTAAAACAAATCACGGATGTAAAGCTGACAGATAGGCTGTGGGATGGAATCGAGTGGGTGAACCATGACGGAGTAATCCGAAAAGGGCCACAGAAAACAATAAGCGTCAACGGTGTTCGGATGACACCGGACCACAAGATCTTAACGAAAGAAGGCTGGGTGAATGCATCACAGAGCGCGGAATATAACCGGGATGAAAATGGGACATCTGACAGCGATATCGTATGCCGGATCAAACGGAAAGAAATCGCTTTGGAACGTTCAATGCGACTGTGGGAAAACGACGGTGATGCCCGCAACGGAGTTTCTGAAAGGGAGAGCGAAATCCTGCGGGTGCATGAGAAGGTTGTTTATATCCGAAAAGAAGAAGAGGCACGGTTTGTCAGGATCACCGATCTGGAACGTATGGCATTCGATGGTGGAAAGGTGTACTTGTCCGACAGCCCAAGCCTGGAAGAATTACGGCGGCCGCGGGATTACGGTCTGCGAGAGGTGGAGACGCTTCGAAAACTTCTACGAGGATATGAAGGGCACATACGCCGCGGGGCTGACGTTGGACAGAATCGATGTGAATGGTCCGTATTGCCCGGAGAACTGCCGATGGATCACCATGAAAGAGCAGTCGAGAAACAAGAGAAATACGCTGTACATAGATACACCGATAGGACATATGACCGCGAAGGAAGCGGCAGAGAGGTCTGGGATAGGCTACACGACATTGCTGTACAGAGTGGAGCACGGATGGCCGGCGAATTTGTTATTCATGAAACCGGACTCACGGAATCGGTGTATGACATCGTAAATGCAGGACCGAGACACAGATTTGCAGTGATGTCGGATAAAGGGATCATGATTGTCCATAACTGTGTCCAGGCAATCGCGCGTGACTGCCTTGCAGACGCGATCGAGAGACTGGAAGCTGCCGGATTTCCGATTGTGTTCCACGTTCACGATGAGGTCGTGATTGATTCCAGACCGTACGCGGAGAATGAAACGATGCTGCAGCAGGTGTGCGAGATCATGAAGAGACCGCCGGCATGGGCGCCGGATCTGCCGCTGAACGCTGCAGGATGGGTAGGAGATTTCTTTACAAAGGATTAAGAGGGGGAGAAAAAATGAAAGCACTGAGGGCGTTGTCTTATGTACTGTTGTTCATAGCGATCTTTTTCGGATGCGCTCTGGACAGTACGAGCATGATTCCGATCGTCATGGTTATGGTATCTACTGCAGGACTTGCAGTGATCGGATATATCACGGGCGGATTCGATTGGAGGACGGAATGAGAATTATTAAACCAAGCATATCGTTTATCACACCGCTGAATCAGGAAGTCGTCCTGAAGCGGCTGGAGGAGATAGGAAGGACCTGTTACAAGTCAGAAGGAAAGATCACGGATGACAGCGCAGGTCCTTTTGTGCAGAGGATCATCGCACGCGGACATGAATCGGTCCTGGAGCATTGCTCCTTTTCTGTACGGTTCACGGTGGATCGAGGAGTGTCGCATGAGCTTGTGCGGCACAGACTGGCCTCGTACTCGCAGGAAAGCACGCGGTATTGTAATTACGCTCAAAATGGTTTTGGCGGCCAAATAACGGTCATAGAGCCCTGCTATCTTGAGAGAGGTACAAGAGCCTACAACAGATGGAAAGAGGCCTGCAGCGACGCAGAGGACGCCTATTTCGACATGCTCGAATGGGGATGCACTCCGCAGGAAGCAAGGGCCGTTCTCCCGAACAGTCTTAAGACGGAGATCGTAATGACAGCAAATATCAGGGAGTGGCGAACCGTTCTGAAGTTGAGAACATCGAAGGCCGCGCATCCGCAGATGAGAGAGGCGATGATGCTGGTGATGTATAGGCTACACAGCGAGATGCCGGTCCTTTTCGGTGATATATGGGAGGATCTGAACAAATGACTTTTATTCTGGCTGCAAAGACAGCTCTTTTAATCGCGGCGCTGCTTTTCGCGGTGTGCAGCGTGGGAGCGAAGGAACAGAACATTGGCTGGCGGTGCGTGGTAATGTCCGCAGTTTTCACGGCAGCTTTAACGTCGCTGATTGCGATTAAGGGGTGACAGAGAATGAAGAGGAAAGAGATTTTGCAGCAGGCTGACAAATGTGTGAACGGCCAGAGAGAACAGGACTACGGGACACCGGAACAGAATTTCCAGATTATCGCGGACCTGTGGGGCGCTTACAAGGGCATTTCCTTCTCAGCGGTTGACGTGGCCATGATGATGTCCCTGCTGAAGATTGCACGGATCAGAAACGGCGGCGGAACCGGTGACAGCTTTGTTGACCTGGCCGGATATGCAGCGTGCGGCGGCGAACTGGCAGAACTGGAAAAGACGGGAGCGACGGGTAAGAGATGAGAGAGGCGATGATGAAGCCATGGGAGGAGAGAAATGAAAATTTTCAGTCTGATTGCAAAGATAATCTTTATGATCGCAGCGCTTTTCTTCGGAGTCAGCAGCATTGGAGAGGATGCAGACAGCTATGCCGGAGATCGTAGTATGGGCCTGGCGATCCTCTTTGTCGTGGCCGTTGTTGCGATCATTCTTTTGGAATTCAAATACATGGGGGCCTGACGATGGAGCACAAGAAGAGGCTGAAATGCGAGATCTGGAATGATTCCATGCAGAACTGGAAGAGTAAGCCAATCCAGAAAGCGCAGCTGATCATTGCGGATGTTCCGTACAATGTCGGAACGAATTTTTATGGAAGTAATCCCGTCTGGTACCAGGGGGGGGATAACAAAAACGGTGAAAGTAAACTTGCAGGCAAGGCGGCATTTGCATCGGATTTCAATTTCAACCTGTACGAATACTTTCACTTCTGCAGTCAGCTCATGCGTAAGGAGCCAAAGAAGGGCGGCGCGAGAGGCCGATCATCTGACGCGCCATGCATGATCGTTTTCTGCAGTTTTCAGCAGCAGTTTACTCTGATCGAAGCGGCGAAAAAGCATGGATTCGTGCACTACATTCCGCTGACATTCGTTAAGAAGAGCAGTCCGCAGGCGCTGAAGGCAAACATGCGGATCGTAGGAGCGACAGAGCGGGCGATCCTCTTTTATCGGTCATACCTTCCGAAGTTCCGGAACGGAGCCGAATACAACGAAGAAGGGAAGCCGATCCGCGGTACTGGTCACATGGTCCTGGACTGGATGGATTATGAGAGGGACGGAAAAGACATTCCGAAGATACATCCTACGCAGAAGAGCGTGAAGCTGCTGAAGAGACTGATCGAGATCTGTACAGATCCAGGCGACGTTGTGATAGATCCGTGCTTTGGATCCGGAGCTACTGGCCGGGCCTGCCTGGAAACTGGCAGACAGTTCTACGGATTCGAGATCAACAAAGAATTTTACCGGAGAGCGAAAGAAGAAATGCTCGTACTGCCGGAAGAAATGCCGATTTCTAAAAGAAAATGCACAAAATGCGGTATTAAATTACCAGAAAACGTAAGAATCTGTCCGATTTGCGGAATGGAGGTTTAGTTGAAAGAAAAGCAATGTTGGTCATGCGTGTACGGTATCAACCGGACCGGGGAAGTGACCTGTGATAACGGTATCGTAACGGGGATCCAGAGCGAAGAAAACAAGCCGGATCCGTATGATTGTGAGTTTTATGAGTCTATAGCAGATGATTATCTGGCAGACATTGACAAGGTGTGGAGGACAAAATGCGAGGAACAATAACAGGATACAAGCCGACACTTTCCGGTATGTTTTGGATAAACGGAGATGATGGGACGGTATATTTTTCCCACTCATACAATACGGTGGATCGCTCGAACAGAAAGCACTATCTGTACAACGGTAACAGGGCAACATTTGATGTCATAGACGAGGGAAAAGAACATCTCACGGCGATCAACGTCCTGCTGGATGAGGTCGAGGATCCGGATGCAGAGGTGAAAAGACAGCGGCGTCTGGAAGAGGCAGAGCGCAGGAGACTGAACGAAGAAAAGAAGGCGAAAGCGTATGTGCGGAATCTGGAAGCGCAGGTCCGGCATTATCAGAAGCTGGAATACGAATCGAAATACATCAAATACGTGATCCAGACACACGGCGAGGATCGTGGATGGGAGAACTATAAACCAGACGGAATGCTCGTCGTGTTCTCCGACGTTTATAAGGCACACGAATATATCAGAAACAACAAACAGGACGGGAAACAGATGAGGGCGAAAAAGGCGAAAGTCTTTAAAACGAGTAAAGGCGTGCAGGTGGTTCCTGTTTAACTTTAGGAGGTGGAAGTATGGCAGCAAAGAAGAAAGTCCTGGAGATCTGGGTGGATGAAGGAACCGATCTGAGAGCCTTCTGCGGTACGTGGGTGGTGCTGGATAAAAATGGCGCCTCGTCCGTAACGCTTCAGAACTTAAAAATCAAAGAAGAGCAAACAGTTTTGTATTTGCCGTGGAAATCAGAAAGCAAGGATGAAGTGTTACTGACTGATAAGCAGTGGCTTGAATATCAGGCAAAGAAGGCAGCAGATTTCCAAGCAGTAAGATTCTGGCACGAATCGCAGCAGCCCTGAACGTATCGGCAGATTATTTGATCGGATTGGAGGACAAAATGAGCAAAAAAGAACTGGCAACAAAAGACAACAAAGCACTGTGCCTCGTGGAGGACTATATCAGAAAGCATCTTGACAAATCATTTGAAACGCCGGAGTTTTCGGTGTTTATCGTCTGGAAGTGTAAAGTGCTGCAGAACTGGAAATACCTTATTTCAAGCACACTTCCGGACGGAATGTACTACGAGCTGACCTTTAATGGCGACAAAAACGAGTGGTATCTGGATGCCTACAAGAAATTCGAAAATCAGGCAATCGCAGATATTGAGATCGGAGGGGAAGCATGAGTCATCAGGTGATCATTACATTTGATCTGGACGAAAACAAGATCCAGGAAAACGCAGAAAAGGAAGCCGGCAGACAGATCGCAAAGCAGGTGATAGATGAGGCTTTTGGATCCGGATATAACCGATCAAGCCTGCTGAAAAACTATGGATTCGAGGCAGTTAAAACCATCATCGAAGAGTATAAGGACCAGATCATTGCAGAGGCGATAAAAGAGGTCGCACAGAGTATGGCAAGGTCCAAGATCGTAAAGGAAAAGCTGCAGGAGAGCTTGTGATGGAGTGGCTGTACAACGGATACAAGATGGGAAAGATAGGTGCCAGATGGGCGTCAACCACATGGCACGAGACACATCTGTGGAAGTGTTCAGAGTGCGGGTACGTGATCACGGGAGAGCTGAAAAAGCCTGAGATCACGTGCCCAAAATGCGGAGGTGGGAAAGATGATCTCAAAAACGGCGAAAGGCGTGACGATTGAAATAGACGAAGAAGATCTGCTTAAGAGCATTGCAAGGCTGAATGATCTGAGGGACTTCCTTGATACGCTACACACGGTGAATGATGCGGCGGAGCTGCGGAAGCATCTGACGGTCGCGATCGAAACAATGATGGGCTTCTGGTGCGAACATTTCAAGGAAAGGGTGGAAGTCGATGGGTAAAATGTTACCGGTTGGGACAAAGGTATGGACCGTCGAGGAGTCCTTATCCGACAGGTGGTATGCCGATATGCCATACCATTTTGAGGTCGTATCCGGATTTATCGATCGGGTAATAGTCGGCGGATATAAGCAGTATGTCGTGCCGACGGTAGACCGGAAAGGCCGTCAGAGTAACCTGTTGTATCTGAAATCTGCAGACCTGGGCAAGAGCTTCTTTTTGACGGAGACAGAGGCGATAGAGTACGCGGAAAAGCTGACGGACCAAAAAGAGAATAAATCATACTACAAGGGCAAGCAGATGTTGAGACCGTGGAGGAAGAAAGATGAGTGATCCGATTGAAAGACAGGATGCGATTGATGTAGTAAAAAGGCTTATGGGGGACTATGAACTCAGCAGAACAGTACAAACAGGTCTGTATATTTTACCATCCGCACAGCCGGAGCCTGCTATCCCGATATCGTGGCTTGAAAAGGAAATCGAACACCTTGAAAGCTATGAAAACAGTTTCGCCGTACTGGATGCCATGCAATTAAAGGCGCTTATAAAGCGATGGGAGAGCGAACAGAATGACACTGATGACACTGAGTGAAGCGATTATCCACTGCGAAGAGGTTGCAGACAGATGTGCTGTAACTGACGGGGATCTTAAATGCGAGATGCAACACAGGCAGCTTGCTGAGTGGCTTAGGGAGCTACAACAGCGAAGAGCTCAGTCAGAATGGAATCCTTGCAATATAGGATGGATTCCCTGCAATGACAAAATGCCGGAAATTGGCAGAGACGTGCTGATCAGCAAGAAACCATTTAACATCCTTGGATTTGAGCAGAGGGTTGTGATTGGAAAAAGACAGTATGATCCGAGAAGCGGAAAGCCCGAATGGTGGTCTGGGTATGGAGTGCTAGAAGACAAAGTAGTGATAGCCTGGATGCCATTGCCGGAACCATACAAGGAGGGCGAACAGGAATGAATCAAATAATGGGGATAATAGTTATATCTGCGAATGCGTTAGCGGTATTCGGACTAATAGTAAATATAATTAGTTACTGTAGAAATACGTCACATGAACGGGCAGATAAAATATGGCTGGCGTGTTTGTTTGCGGCTTTGGTACTGCTATGTATAGGACTTTGCATTATTACGGTATCTATGGCGCATACGGTGAGACTGAGCGGCGCAAAATGCATATGACTTTGAAGGGGGCGACGTAATGAGCTTTTTAGTATTTTTCAGCGGCGCGACGTTCGGGGCGATTGTAACGCTGATCGTATTGGCACTGATCGGCATCAACGACAGGGACGACTGAGATGAAGCTGGTCAATGCCGATGCGCTGATCGAAGAGATCCTGAAGATCCAGGCGGCCGGCGCAGCTGATTCTGACTACAAATGGGGTGCTGCAGTGATAGAGACTACACGAACCATTCTGGGGATCATCGACAGCAAGCCGGACGCGCTGAAAGACTTATGGAGGGCAAAGATCCATGAAAGTAAAAATAACGGAAGTCATACATAACCGGAAGAACATGGAGTCCACAGAGCGGACATACGTTTCTGAGGTTTTCAGCGTCGACAACGAGCGGAGCCGGATTCTGGTCGCGGATCCAGAGGGCGCGCTCGTGTGGGTGAAGGTTGGTTCAAAGGCGGTTGACGATTCGGTATATGTCGTCCGAAAGGCCGCGCTGACGTACTAGCTACACACGACGAATACCATCTCCGGTCCGGGTGGTCCTTTTTCTTTTTCGTCATACACGCCGGGCTGAAGGCGTAACTTCTGTCAGGTTCGATACTCCGCATAGAAGTGAAAGACGCCGTGCGGGGGCTCCTTCTTTACCGCCTGGACGGGTGTGCGGCAGTGCCCGTCCGGGTACGGGAGGAGGATGGGAGGTAAATACAAAATGGGAAGAGCTGAGAGACGACGACGGGAGCGCGAGCAACGGATCCTTGACCGGAAAGGCAAGATCTCGATCCGCCCTGATGAGCTTAAAAAGATGGAGCGGGAGACGGCCCGAAAGATCGCGACATTCGATGTTGAGTGCCTGCTTACCTGCTTTGCATATTCTCTGAGGAGAAATCACAAGTGGGGCTATAAGCGGATCTTCCGGACGCTCAATTCGGTCGATATGATGTTCGGACAGATCCTCGACGGTACGCTGAATGTGAATGATCTGAAACAGCAGCTGGTAGACGAAACAGGGATAAAGATCCTTTATGACGGAGGACACGAACATGGTGAATAAGCAACGAGGGCATTTTCAGCCCGCGCTTGAAAGCAGAAAGGAGTAATACCAATCCTGGTGAACCAGGTTGTGTGAAGATTGATAAGTCATACATAAAATCATCTGTTACTGCGTGAGGGCGATGCCGGTAGCATGGGAGGATTAGATGATTGACCATTGCCGGATACGGTTAGTGGTCGGTATGAAATATGTCGCAAGTGTAAGTTTTGGCAAAGATAGTTTAGCAATGCTGTTACTGTTGATCGAAAAGCACTACCCGATCGATTATGTGGTTTTCTACGATACCGGAATGGAATTCGATGCCATTTATACCATCAGAGACAGGGTGGCAAAAGACCTGGAAAGAGCGGGGATAGAGTTCGTAGAGTTACATCCGAGAGAACCGTTCTGGATGTCGATGCTGATAAGAGAAAGCAAATACCGTAAAAAGGCGGGATATCATTACGGGTATTCCTGGTGCGGAGGGCCGTGCAGGTGGGGAACAACAGAAAAGATGGCGGCTATCAACAGATTTAAAAAGTCCCTCAACGATGACGTAACTGATTATGTTGGTATCGCAGCGGACGAGCCCCAGAGGATAAATAAAGCCTCATATGAGGGGAAGACGCTCCCTCTTGTTGATTGGGGCATGTCTGAATCAGATTGTCTGAGCTATTGCAGGGAACACGGTTTCACGTGGAATGAAGATGGAATCGATTTATACGATGTTTTGCAAAGAGTGAGCTGTTGGTGCTGCCGGAACAAGAACCTGACTGAGCTGAAAGCCATTTATACACATCTACCGAAATACTGGAGGCGCTTAAAAGGGCTGGAGGTAAGACTGGGTGAAGCGATGAAAAGCAGGGCATTAACTGAGCTTGAAAAAGAATGGGGGCGGGAAGATGTCGATTGAAAAGCGATACGAAAACGGAGAGCAGATCTTTTCTCCGATATGTGACCTTTGCGGGGACTGGTTGACGGATGAATACGATTTCTACGACGCCGTGACTGCCGCAAAGCACGCAGGATGGAAGTCCAAAAAGATCGCGGGAGAATGGAGGGATTACTGTCCCGACTGTCAGAAAAAGATTGAGGATAACGCAGAAAACGATTTTGCAGGAATAGGGAGGGGTTGAATATGGGGATCGAACTGAAACAGATCTTTGAGATCATCAAGGCGGCTGCAAAGCTGGAAGAGTACGAAGATACGGGGCTGACGCCTGAACAGATCCGGGAGATAGACAAATTATATGCAGAGGTCTGCAAAGAGAACCACAAACTGAAGGGAGAGATCCTGACATTAGAGGGGAAGAATTACAGGCTGAAGAGAGAGATCGAGACACTGCAGAACAGGATCGCAGAACTGACCATTGAGCCCACAGTGACGATCGAAAAGCCGGCAGCGGCCAGTGTGCCGGATGCGGAGCAGAAAGCTACACCAGAGAGAAAGAAGATCGACCGCGGAAAGATCATGGCCTTGGAGAAAGCCGGATGGAAGCCGAAGGACATCGCTGAAGAGATGGACCTGAAGGCGTCACAGGTTTCAAACATCATCTGGCAGGAGCATGAGAAGGCAAGACAGGCAGCATCAAAAGGCGGGGAGGGTCAGAAGGGATGACGATCAAAGAGTATCAGGACAAAGCAAGACGCACACAGGCGACAGGCCTGAGTACAAATGATCACCTTCATCACGCCGTATTCGGTCTTGCATCTGAGGCCGGTGAGGTTGCGGGGATTCTGCAGAAGAAATACCAGGGGCATCCGGTTGACCGCGAACATATCGTGAAAGAACTGGGCGATTGTCTCTGGATGATCTCGGAGGCGTGCGATGCTCTGGGTATATCAATGGAGCATGTGATGCAGATCAACATCCTGAAATTGATGGAGCGATATCCGGAGGGGTTTTCTGCAGATCGGTCCATGAATCGGAAAGCGGATGATATCTGACTGCGAAAGAGGGGCACAGTATGAAATTACTGTATGACAGACAACTAACCATATCTGTCGGAAACAGCCGAAAAGATATGAGCTGGAAGCCGCAGACGCTGACCATCGGCGAGCTGTGGGAAAAGCTCAAGGTGCCTGCAAGGGGCACGGAAACAGTCGCGCAGTATCTGGCGCTCAAAAAGGTACAGCAGGACGATCTGAAGGACGTGGGCGGATTTATGGCCGGAACGCTGCAGGGTGGAAGACGCAAGGCCTCTGCAGTGACCGGCCGCGACGTTGTGACACTGGATTTCGATACCATCCCGCCATACGGGACAGATGGGGTAATCAAATCAGCAGACGTCCTCGGATACGGGTATGCGGTATACAGCACGCGCAAGCACATCGAAACAGCCCCGCGTCTCCGTCTTCTTTTCCCGCTTGACCGCACGGTGACGGCGGATGAGTACGAGCCGATCGCGCGGTGGCTTGCCGCAAAGATCGGCATTCAGATGGCGGATCCTACTACGTTCGAGCCGTCCCGCCTCATGTACTGGCCGTCATGCTGTGTGGACAGTGACTATGTATTCCAGTATAAGGACGCGCCGCTTCTTCCGTCCGATCAGGTGCTCGAAACCTATGCAGACTGGCACGACTATACATCGTGGCCGCAGGTTCCTGGCGCTGTCAGCTATGCAAAGCTTGCGGCGAAGCAGGGCGATCCGGATACAAAGCCCGGTATCGTTGGCGCGTTCAACAGGGCATATGGCGACGTATACAACGTCATGGACAAACTCCTTCCGGGGATCTACGAGCCGGTAGACAATGATCCGAACCGCTTCACGTACCTCGGCGGATCCACGACAGGCGGCGCCGTCGTCTACGATCACGGCAAGTTTTTGTATTCGCATCATGCGACAGATCCATGCGGCGGGAAGCTCGTTAATTGCTTCGATCTGGTACGACTACACAAGTTTGGAGATCTGGATGACAGGGCGCAGCCGGATACACCGTTCAACCGTCTTCCATCTTTCAATGCCATGTGTGAGTTCGCCGTGGCAGATCCGACGTGTTCATCCCTGCTCGCACGGGAGCGCCACGACGAGGCCGTGAAGGACTTTGAGGGCGTCGGTCCGGACAACAATGACGCGCCGGACAACTGGATGCAGAAGCTGGATCTGAATGCAAGATCCGGCCTCATCAAGCCTACCATTGATAACATCCTGATCATCATGAACAATGATCCTCTGCTTAAGGGAAAATTCGCGCTAAATCAGTTTGCCGGCCGTGGGGAGGTCCTGGGACAGCTTCCATGGGCGATCGACGGCAAGCGCCGGCTGTGGTCCGATACGGACAGCAACGGCCTGTACTGGTACCTGGAAAAGGCCTACTCTATCACCGGGCGCGGGAACATCGATGCGGCGCTGGATATACATGCAGCTACACACGCTTTCAACGAAGTAAGGGACTATTTGAGAGATCTGAAATGGGACGGAGCGCCGCGGCTTGATACCCTCTTTATCGACTATCTGGGGGCTGAAGATGATACGGCGGGATATTGCAGGGCTGTCTGCAGAAAGAGCTTTACAGCGGCCGTAGCGCGTGCCCTTGACCCGGGCTGCAAGTTCGACAACATGACGATCCTCTGTGGTCCGCAGGGCATCGGAAAATCAACCCTGCTGGACAAGATGAGCCGCGGATGGTTCAACGATTCAATCCGGACGTTCGAGGGCAAGGAAACAGCAGAGCTGCTGCCGGGCGTGTGGATCGTTGAGGTCGCAGAGCTGGACGCCTTCCGCCGGACGGAGGTATCACGGATCAAGCAGTTCCTGTCACTCCGGGCCGACCGATACAGGGCAGCATACGGGCGCAACATGAAAGAGCAGCCCCGTTCATGCGTGTTCTTTGGGACCTGCAATCAGATGGATTTTCTGCAGGATACAACAGGAAACCGCCGGTTCTGGCCTGTCGATGTGGGAGCAGAGCCCCACACGCGGACAGTCTGGAAGGACCTGACGCCGGACGTGGTGGATCAGATCTGGGCGGAAGCAAAGGTCAGATATCAGTTCGGCGAACAGCTTTACCTCACAGGGGCCCTTGATGAGGCCGCAAAAGACCGGCAGGAAGCACACAGAGATTCATCTTCACAGGAGGGCATCATCGCGGATTTCCTGGAAAAAGAGGTCCCTGAAGACTGGCTTGGCTGGAGTCTTGACCAGCGGCGGGATTACTGGGCCGCAAATATCAGAGGCGAATACAGGCTTGTTCCGCGCGATCGCGTGTCGGTTATTGAGATCTGGTGCGAGCTTTATGGCAAGAACAAGATCGACCTGAAGAGCGCTGACAAGAAAGAGATCAATGCCTGCATCGAGAAAGCTGGAAGGTGGAAACGCCTGAACAAACCTTTCTACGGCGGGAACCCGTACGGGACGCAGAGAGGGTACATAAAGGCCTGAAAGCTTATTACAAATGTCATTACAAACGGATTACAAACGGATTACAAGAGGTGATTTGTAATATGGCGAAGAAATGAACGCATTACAATATTACATTTGGATTACATTTTTGTAATGGCAGAAAATGCGTCAACCGTAGGCTTTATAGACTTTTATTACAATATTACAAATATTACTAATAGACTATATAGATAGAGAGAATAGAGGGGGATATACCCGCCTGACCCGCCTAATGCGTATAGGTCTATAACGCGTGCGCGCGAGATGTAATTGGGCGCGGCAGTTTAAACTTGCAATAACGGCGAGCGGCTGCGCGTTATTGCAAGGACCGGAAAGGTTTATCGCAAGTGCGGCAAGGCTTGAACGAGGTTGAACGAGCGCGCGCTGTGCGCAGGCGTGACCACTTTACGCGCGGGTATACTTTTGTTAGGTCGGATGGTATACTTTTGTTAGGTCTGGAGGTAGCCGGATGCTGGAGAAAGAAATTGAACAGAAGCTGAAAAAGAAGATCGAGAAGCTGGGCTGTCTGTGCCTGAAGTTTGAGAGCCCCGGATTCACCGGAGTACCTGACCGGATCATCCTGATGCCCGGCGGGGAGGTTGTATTCGTAGAGCTGAAAGCACCGGGGCAGAAAGAGAGGCCCCGGCAGGAATATGTGCAGCAGCTTTTACGAAACCTTGGATTCATCGTGATCAGCGCGGTGGACAGTAAAGACAAGATCAATCAGGTCGTTGCATTGTGTCAATCGTATCTGCAGGAGGGATGACAGATTGAAGGACTACAGGCCCCACGGATATCAGGAATATGTCACGGGCAAGATGATAGAACTTCCGTTCATGGGGGCTTTTTTGGACATGGGACTCGGTAAGACGGTCATTACACTGACGGCCCTACACGAGCTGAAATATTATCGCTTCAGCATTCGCAAGGCGCTTGTGATCGCCCCGAAGAAGGTTGCAGAAAATACATGGTCCGCAGAGGCGGCAAAGTGGAAGCACCTGCAGGATCTGAAAGTATCTGTAGTACTGGGGACCGAAAGAGAGAGGCTTGTGGCACTGGATACGGTCGCGGATGTTTATGTTATCAACCGGGAGAATACGCAGTGGCTTGTAAACCTGTACCGGAACAGGTGGCCATTCGACGTTGTGGTCCTGGACGAAAGCAGCTCATTTAAAAACCATCAGGCGAAACGCTTCCGGGCGCTGAAGGCTGTACGGCCCCACATCCGCCGGTTGATAGAGCTGACCGGCACGCCATCGCCTCACGGCCTCATGGATCTGTGGGCGCAGGTGTATCTGTTGGACGGTGGGAAGCGCCTGGGAAGGACGATATCAGTCTACAGAGAAATCTATTTTCTGCCGGATAAGCGCAGCCGGACCACGATCTTTTCTTACGCGCCGAAGGACGGCGCCGAGGATGCGATCTATAAACAGATCCAGGACATATGCATCAGCATGAAATCAGAGGACTATTTACAGCTGCCGGACATGATCGTGGATGATATACCGGTTGCACTGGATCCGAAGGCACGGAAGGCATATTCGGAGCTCGAAAAGAATATGCTGCTGACTATAGACGATGATCAGCTTGTCACGGCCACGACTGCAGCCACACTGACGGGTAAGCTGCTGCAGCTCTGCAACGGCGCGGTGTATGACGAATACGGCGACGTGATCGAGGTGCACGACTGCAAGATCGAGGCGTTCCGGGAGACAATCGAACAGCTTAACGGACAGCATGCGCTTGTGTATTACTACTTCAAACATGACCGCGAGCGGCTGATTTTGGCCCTTAAAAAGACAGGACTTACCGTCAGGGTGTATTCGGGCGCCGACGATGAAAAAGACTGGAATGCGGGCAAAATAGACATACTGCTGGCGCAGCCTGCATCGTGCGGATATGGCCTAAACCTGCAGGAAGGCGGGCACCACGTGATATGGTTCGGGCTGACGTGGAGCCTCGAAGAGTATCAGCAGGCAAACAAGAGACTTCACCGGCAGGGGCAGAAGCATCCCGTGATCATTCACCGGCTTGTGGTCCAGGGCGGAACGGATGAGGACGTGATCCGGTCACTGGAGAGCAAGGACGGAGCACAGGAGGCGCTTCTGACGGCGCTGAAAGCGAGGATAGACAAGGCAAGGGAGGGAATACCGACATGACCAACGGCGACATATTACGGGAATTCAAGGATAAGTACCCCGGAATCTGTGTGGACGATTACAGGCCATTGAGCGATACATTCATCCCGCAGTCAAGGCCCGGAATTATGATCTGGACAAAAGAGGGCGATATGATTATCTATTTTCCGAAGGAGGGAATACCGACATGAAGACGTTGACAATATGCCGTAATGCAAAGTACAGCCCCGACAGGGGCCGATATTACTGCAAGGAGACGGGGAAGGCATGCATGTTTTCGATTCCGGACAGCGAAGCATGCGCAAAGATCTATTTTCTGGGGCCGGATGCAAAAAAGAGCGGATGCGGCAGTGATGCATGTACGATTGACAGATCAAAGGAGTGATGGAGATTGACCGTTAAAGAGTTGTCACAGCTTTACTACCTGGGGAAAGAGATCGAGCTTTGCCAGAAACAGCTTGCAGAGCTTGAAGCGCAGCGGGGAATCAGTGCGATCAACATGGATGGCATGCCGCACACAAAGGGCATGACAAAGAGTCAGATCGAACAGCTGGCGGCTGAGATCGTGGATCTTAAGGCGATCATTCATGCGAAACAGATCGAATGTATTCATGAGCGAAACAGACTCGAGCGGTACATTGCAGATATACCGGACAGCGAGATCCGAAACATATTCACATACCGATTCGTCAACCGCCTATCATGGGACGACGTGGCAACATGTATGGGCCCCGGAAACACTCCGGAGCGGGTGCGGCAGGTCTGCAGCCGGTATACGAGACAGGCGGGGGATTGAAATTGTCACACATGTCACACGGGTATCTGCTATAATGGTATCATCCCGAAAAGGGACAGGCGCTGAAGGGCGCTTTTCTCTTTTGGGGGTATAACGAAATTCGTGGCCACGATTCGAGCACGCCTCCCATCGTGTTATAAATCCGGATTTCTTAAAGCCTCTGGTGCAAGTAAGCGCCGGGGGCTTTTTGCGTGGGAGGAAGCATGGCACTGTACAGACAGCAACGAGATTACGAGAACCTGACGCGCGTGGTGTTCAAGGGCGCCGGGGAATACAACATCCCGATAATCAAACCGGATGATCCGACAGTCGATAACTGGATCGGGTTCAATTACGCGAAGGGATGCGAGGAGCCAGAAATCCACGGGATACACTTTTTCATAGACGATTATCAGTTCGTGAGGCTGTGGAAGGATCCGGATCGGTATATCCCGATGCTTCAAAAATTCCAGGCGGTCTGCACGCCGGACTTTTCAACGTATACGGATTTTCCGAAAGCAGTGCAGATCTTTAACCATTATCGTAAGCATTGGCTGGGTGCGTACTGGCAGATGTATGGCATACGGGTGATCCCCACCATCAGCTGGTCGGACCACGACAGTTATGACTGGTGTTTTGCGGGAGAGCCGAGAGGCTACACGGTTGCGGTGTCATCCGTGGGAACGCAGGCGAATCCGAAGACAAAAGAGCTTTTCATGGACGGATACAGAGAGATGCTGAAGCGCCTGGAGCCGACGAAGATCATCATGTACGGCAATATTCCGGAAGGATGCGAGGGAAATATCATCCCGGTCAAGGCTTTTCAGCAGAAGTGGAGAGATAAATAAATGGGCGGCAGAGGTGGAAAATACGACACGGCGGGCGATATCGTCGGGCAGTATGAGCTGTCGGATATTACTGACAGTAAAAATAAAATAGTCCAGTTTTACCGAAATATCGAGAAGGCCGGAACGATTCGTGTGGACGAAGAAACAGAGCGGATCGTCGTGAAGAAATCAGCGATGCAGGAAGCAAGACAGCTTGCGAATGAGCTGACTGAAAGAATGTCAATCGTGGATCATGGAGCCCGTAACGATTATCAGGATCTGAGGCGCCTGCTGCAGGGCACGTACACGATCAGCGAGCAGGACCGCAGCAACATTCCGGATTTTGGAGCATATGCGAAATCGCGTGACAATTTTCTACGGATCGGACGCGAGGGAACGAGCATCGATACGGTTTATCAGGAATTGTCATCGAGCTATCCGCAGTATTTTGATGCTTCCAGGGTGACGAATCAAGCGGATCAGCTGCAGGACATCAACCGTGTCATGGCGACGCTGAAAAGCGGGCGCATAGAGCTTCCGCGGGAGTACAGACAGGCCGCGGCGGACGATCTGAGGATGGCGATCATTCGTGGATATGTCGCGCAGCGTAACCGAAGAAAGAGAGGCGCATAAAGAATGAGGCGTCAGCTTAATTTGACTGAAATGATCAAGCAGATCATGAAAAGACTGGGACTTCCGGAAGACGATCGGTTAAATAGTTTTGAGATCGTTGAAGAAGAGTAAAAAATAATTGACCAAATAAAGGAGAAATCTTATCATGGGAGGTAGAGGCGGAGATTCCGGGCTGTCGTTGCCTGAGGGCAGCGGCGCAAACGTAAATGTTATAAGCACAGAAGACGTATGGTCATATCGACACAATCCGGATAATGAGGATTTTGTTGATGCGATCAACACAGGCGCGGCAAGGATCCAGGATGATTTCAGGGATCTCATGAACACTGTCAGTGTTGTTGCGGCAGCAGAATTGGGCGGTCTTGATAGAACGCAGACGTTAGGGTTCTATGATCCGGACGATAAAACAGTCGCCCTGAACATAAACTATACCAATATCGACAAAATGAACAAGACGTATGATGACGGTGTATCTTCCGGATACCATCCCGGCCGTGGTGATAGGTCCGGAACGGAAGCAGTAGCACTGCATGAGTTAGGGCACGCGCTGACCGATCATATCGCCACAAAGATGGGCTTGAACTTCGACAAAGCGGCAAAGCAGATTGTTGATAGTGCGTATAAAGCAAGTAGGGGCCGAGGTGGAACACTGGCATGGGCCGGTACGATCTCCGGATATGCCCAGCACGATAACGCAGAATGTATCGCAGAGGCTGTTGCAGATTATTATTGCAACGGAAACAGCGCAGCAAAAGCAAGCATCGCGATCATGAACGAGCTGAGAAAGTATAATAGATAACACGGAGGTAGAGGCATGGCAAGAAAAAAGGTATCATACAAGGAACCGGCAAGCTATTTTACACCGAGTATGCTGAAGGTCGCCGAAGAATGGGACAAGCAGCACGGAACCGCAGCAAAGAGCACTGACAAAGCACCGGCAAAGAAGCCGGCAGCAGGAAAGACACCGGCAAAGAAGAAATAACAACAGAGAGAACCGTGGCGATCACGGTTGAAAAGCATCCGCTCATGTGCGGGTGCTTTTTAATTTGATTCACAGAAAGAGAGGTGGCCGTATGGCGTTCTCGAAAAAGAATCAGTACGGCAGTAAGCCGCGATACCAGACACCTGAAGAAATGCAGGTGAAAATTGATGAGTATTTTGAAAAGTGCAAGGGCACGCTGCTGAGAGATCACAACGACGATCCGATCATTGACAGGTGGGGCAATCCGGTATATCTGGACAAAAAGCCTCCCACGGTCACGGGGCTTGCGCTGGCACTGGGATTCAAGACACGCAGGGCCCTGATGCTTTATCAGGCAAAAAAGGAATTTACCGATGTTGTGCTTGAGGCGAAATCCCGTATTGAGCTGTACAACGAAGAGATGCTGTACGACAGGGACGGATCCAAAGGCGCGATCTTCAACCTGACGCGGAACTTTGCAGGCTGGCAGGAAGAAAAGACAGAGGACGGCAAGAGCACGGCCGTCAATATCATCAACGATATCCCGAAGGGTACTGTCACCGTGAACACAGACACGGCAGTGTTCAACGCTCTGCAGAAGCCGGAAGAAGAGACCACTACACAGAACGAAGATGCCGGGAAATAACCCTTCCGGGGTCCGTCTTTCTGAGGTTATAGCCCCGGCGTTCTATCCCGTGTATTGGGACGTGAAAGAGGGAAAACACACATATTACGACCTGTACGGCGGCCGAGGTTCGACCAAATCATCCTTTATCAGCGTGGAGATGGTTCTGGGTATCATGGATGATCCTGCAGCGAATGGGGTTGTCTTCCGGAAGGTCGCGAGCACGATCAGCACGTCGGTATTTGAGCAGATCTTATGGGCGATTGATGCGCTGGGCGTGAGCGAGCACTGGAAGACCACAGTAAACCCGCATAAAGCGGTGTACATCCCTACCGGGCAGGTGATTCTGTTTCGAGGCCTTGACAAAGCGAAAAAGCTGAAATCGATCAAGGTATCGAAAGGGTACATCAAATACTGTTGGTTTGAGGAGCTGGACGAGTTCGCCGGCGAGGAGGAGATCCGTTCTGTTCAGCAGTCCGTGCTCCGTGGCGGCCCTAAATACGTCGTATTTAAGTCTTTCAACCCGCCGATCAGTATTTCCAACTGGGCGAACAAATACGTCCTGAAGCCTCACAGAGGAGCGTACAGACATAAATCCTGCTATCTGGACGTGCCGCGGGACTGGCTTGGAGAGCAGTTCTTCGATGACGCGGAAGATCTGAAGCAGACAAATTACAGAGCCTATCAGCATGAATATCTGGGTGATGCAGTCGGAACCGGCGGAGAGGTCTTCGATAATCTGGAGATCCGGGCGATCACGGACGAAGAAAAGAGCCACTTTGACAACATTTACATGGGCATTGACTGGGGATGGTATCCGGATCCGTTCCACTGGGGCAAGATGCATTACGACAGTACGCGGAAGACGCTGTACATATACGACGAAATGCGATGCAACAAGACAAGCAATGCACAGACCTGGAATCTTCTGGTGATGCAGCACGGCGTGACAGGTCAGGATCTGATCACGGCGGATTCTGCGGAGCCTAAGTCGATCGGTGACTACCGTGACTATGGATCACTCTGCAGGCCGGCGATCAAAGGTCCGGACAGTGTGAGATACGGCATGAAGTGGCTGCAGTCGCTGAAGAAGATCGTGATCGATCCGTACCGGTGCCCGTATACATCGCAGGAGTTCACCGAGTACGAATATGACAGGACCGATGACGATGAGATCATCAGCAGCTATCCTGACGCCAATAACCATTCGATCGACTGTGTACGGTATGCCATGGAGAGAGTCTACAAGCGCAAGGGACAGTGATTGCGCGGGAGAGGGACACAGCTACACGGCATGAGGCGGCAAAACGCGATTGCCTTTTCCGGTGGAAGTGGTACAATGAACCTATCACTTTACAGGGGGAGGCGGTTTGAATGTCAAACTACGTTACTATTACATCCGACAAGAAGAAGGGAACAGCACTGCTGCTCTGTATTTTGTTCGGATACGTCGGAGCACATTACTATTACGTCGGTCGCATCGGCCGGGGCCTGCTTGCAACGTTCACATTTAACTTTGCGATGATCGGCTGGATCGTCGATATTTTCACCATTGCAATGGGCAAATTCAGAGATAACGTGGGAAACCCGTTAAGAGAATGATCATTCAGAAAAGCAGAGCTGAAAGGCCCTGCTTTTTTCATGGCTTTACATAAATAGACCTTGACTTTTTGCACGTGCAATAATATAATTATTGCAGGGGCAGAAAGTGAGGTGATGACATGAGTCCTAGAACAGGGAGACCGCCCAAAGAAAACCCGCGAAACGTGAACCTGAATATCAGGATCACAGAAGCAGAGGCGAAGGACATCCAGGAATGTGCCGACGCCATGGGGACAACCAGAACGGATGCGATCATGAAGGGGATTGACCTTCTGAAAAAGTCCCTGAAAAAGAAATAAGAGCTGTCACGCTACCAACGATCACAGCTCTTATAAGTTCACAGCACGGTGGAGTACTGCTATAACGAAAGTATAACGTATTCCGCCGTGCTTGTCAATCAGCATGGAGGAGTGCAGCATAATGACAAATGCAAAAGATGTATTACGAATGATGGAAAGTTTGGCGCTGATGACACAAGACAGCGCCGAAACCGGGAACCTGGGCATAGAAGTGTATGCGGATATGGCGGAGCTGATGCGAAACCTTGCAGCGCTTGCAAATTCTTTGATCGAGGAGGACCCGGCGCGATGAACACACGAAAAACACACCGATAAACGCGGTGTGTTTTTTGTTTACCTGATTCGTTACGGGAGGCAGGTATGCTGTATGAACATTTTTGTGATGCTGTATTCAAAGATAAGGGAGGTGCTTAGACGGATGATTCCATATCGGAACATAGAACAGGCGGAAAGCATCGAAACCCCTTTATCAGCAGAAATGACGACGGCCCTTGAAAACTGGTATTCCATGTACCTGAATAAGGCGCCGTGGCTGAGTGATGATTCTGTCAAATCCATGAATCTGCCGGCGCTTATCAGTTCGGAGCTGGCGCGTCAGATCACGCTTGAGCTGAAGTGGAATATCACGGCAAAGGGCAAGAACGCAGATGACGCGGGCGAAGATCCGATGAATCCGCGCGCAGAGTATCTGAAGGCCGAATTTGAAAAGCTGATCGATATTCTCCGGCTAAAGCTGGAGCAGGGATGTGCGGCCGGTGGTATGGTCATCAAGCCATACCCGAATACGGAAGATGGCCACATCTATTTTGACTGGGCGATGGACTGGGGGATCTATCCGCTCGAATTTGATGACGAGGGCAATTTATCGGACGTGATTCTTCCGGATATCTTCCAGAGCGGCAGGACCACGTATACACGCCTTGAACGGCACAAGATCGTAAAGGGCGGCGTGGAGATCACGCAAAGGGCCTTCAAGTCCAATACCCCGGACAGTCTGGGGACAGAGATCCCGCTGTCAGAGGTCCCGCGATGGGCGGGCCTGAAAGACACTATCACGGTGACGGATACGGGCGGAAACCTGTTTGGCTGGTACAAGGTCGCATCCGCCAACAATATCGACGTAAACAGCCCGCTGGGCGCGTCCGTATACGCAAAAGCGCAGGACGTGATCAGGGAGGCAGACATCCAGTATTCCCGCCTGTTGTGGGAGTATGAAGGATCCGAGCTTGCGATTGACGTGGATCCGACAGCACTGAGGCCGAAAAAGACAGAGGGCGGCGGCGTTGAGATGCCAAAGCTTAATCAGCGCCTTTTCCGGCAGGTCGATATTGACAAAGGCGATCGGGATCTGTATGAGGTCTTCTCACCAACGATCCGCGACGGCAGCCTTTTAAACGGTTTAAACCAGCTTTTAATCCGGATCGAGGATCTGACCGGGCTGTCACGCGGAACGTTTTCTGACGCCAATGTGGACGCGAGAACGGCAACTGAATTGAAGATCATCCGGCAGAGGTCCTACAGCACGATTTCTGACAATCAGGCGGCGCTTGAACGGTGCCTGAAGAGCGTCATCCGGGCGATGGACAAATATGCCACGATCTACAATCTGGCGCCGCAGGGCGAATACGACGTGTCATTCGAGTGGGATGATTCCATCCTGACCGATACCGACGCACAGATGCAAGAGCGGCTGATGCTGTTCAACGCAGGGATCATCGGCAAGGCTGAATTCCGTGAATGGTATTTCGGAGAGACAAAAGCGCAGGCACAGGCCGCGATCGAGGCGATCACAGATGAGCAGGTCGCGAACAGGGATGCGCTGATGCCGCAGATACCGGAACCGATGGGAAATGGCAACGGACCGCTTCCGGGAGGGGACGACAGGCAGGAACCGAGGCCGGGTGATGAAGAGTGACAGACAAAGAGCTGCAGGCGAAAGTTGATGTATTGATGGAGCGTTTCGAGAGCGTAAACGCTTTTTTTATTGCCAAAATTGCCCATCAGGTCGAAAAGATCGGGAAGCTGATACCGTCAAGCGTGAATATGCTGACGATCATGGCGGACATGAATGCCGATATCGCTGAGATTAACCGGCGCCTTGCAGCAGCCCTGCAGATGACTGTGCCGGATCTGCACGACCTGTACCGGGAGACGATGCAGGACATGTACACAGATCCGCGCTTTAAAAGGGCTCTGGATGAGACGCCTTTATCTGCAAATTCACAGGCACGGATAAACCACTATACGGAGGCCGTCAGCAGACAGACAGCAGGCGCGCTGTATAACCTGTCAAATACGACACTTGTATCGCAGACCTACCGGCATACCGTGGATGAGGCAGTGCTTGCAGTGAGCAGCGGGCTGACGGATTACAAGGCAGCTACACGGCGCGCTGTGCGGGATCTCGGATACAACGGCCTGCAGATGCAGTATCCGTCAGGGTATCACAGACGGCTTGATACGGCGGTCCGCCAGAACATCATAGACGGAGCAAACCAGATAGCACAGAACGGTTCGATCATGATGGGAGAGGCGCTTGGATATGACGCCTATGAGATCTCAGCGCATGCGAGATCCGCCCCGGATCATGAGCCGGTACAGGGCCGCGTGTTCCTGAAAGAGGAATTTGAGAAGCTGCAGAGCGATCAGCCCTTCCAGGATGTGGACGGGCGGCAGTATGACGCGATCCGGAGACCGATCGGCGAATGGAATTGCATGCACATCGCGATGAGCTTTTCAACAAAGCATTCCATCCGGAAGTATTCCGACGCACAGCTGAAGCAGTGGGCCGATGATAACGCGGCAGGATGTGAGATCGACGGAAAGCATTACACAATATACCAGGCCTCACAGTACATGAGGCAGATCGAAACGCAGGTAAGGCGCGAAAAAGATACCGCAAACGCTGCAAGGGCAGCAGGCGACGAACAGCTGCAGAAAGACTGTCAGCAGAGGATCAACGCGCTGGGCGCGAAATACGCGCAGGTGGCGAAAGCCTCCGGGATCAAGATGCGAAAGGACCGCATGCGCGTCGAAGGTTTCAAAATGGTTAAAGTATAAATCGTTGATTAAGCCACTGAAGTTTCAGCGGCTTTTCATATATCGCCGGTACGGATCCGGCTTTAGAAATTCCGCACTTGCCCCGTCACAAGGGCTTAAAACTGTGATATAGCGGCGAGTATGACCGCAGAAAGAGAGGACACCATGACACTGAAGGAAGTTTTAGGAGAAGAGCTGTTTGCACAGGTTGACGCGAAGATCAATGAGATCAACGCAGCACAGCCGGACAAAACAAAGCATGTTCGCTTTGTAGATTTGTCAGAAGGCGGATATGTGGGACGCAGTAAGTACGACGACAAAGTGAACGGACTTACACAGCAGGTTACGGAGCTGCAGGGACAGATCACACAGAGAGATACAGACCTTGCAGGGCTGAATACTCAGCTTGCAGCAGCACAGGCCGATGCAGGACAGTTGACAGAAGCACAGAAACAGCTGACGGCGCTGCAGAAAAAGTACGACAGCGATCTGAAAGCATGGGAAGCAAGGAACCAGCAGCAGGCCTACGAGTACGCGATCCGAAGCAAAGCAAACGAGTTGAAGTTCAGCAGTACCGCAGCGAAAAAAGAATTCATCCGGGAAGCGATTGACCGGAAATTCCAGCAGGACGGCGATACACTGCTTGGATACACGGACTTTGTTGAAAAGTACCGCGCAGGAGATCCGGGAGCATTCGCCGCAGAAGAACCGGCCCCGCAGCCACAGCCCACGGGAGACAACATCCCGCAGATTGTTTTACCTGCAGGGACGCCGCCTACACCAAATCAGACAACCTTCAATTTCGGATTTCATGGGGTCAGAACAAAACCCGAATAACAAAGCACATTAGAAAGTGAGGTCAAATTATGCCGAACGCAATTAACTATGCAGCACAGTATTCCAGAGAGCTCGCACAGGCTTATCCGTATGTCCTGAATTTCGGCGCGCTCTATGCAACCGAAAACAACGGCCGTTATCGTATGGGCGAGGATGGCAAGACCATCTATATTCCGCGCATCAAGACCACGGGCCGTGTTGATTCCAATCGTGACACCATCGCGATGGCAACCCGCAACTATGACAACGCATGGGAGCCGAAGGTCCTTTCCCATCAGAGAAAGTGGTCCACCCTGGTACATCCGAAGGATATCGACCAGACCAATCAGGCCGCTTCCATCGCGAACATCACCCGCGTTTACAACGAGGAACAGAAGTTCCCGGAAATGGATGCATACACCATTTCTCAGCTGTATAAGCTGTGGACTTCTACCGATGCCGCAGATCCGGATAAGCAGGCAAAGACTGCAGACACCACTGTGCTGACTGCAGCAAACATTCTCTCCGTGTTCGACACGATGATGGTCAACATGGACGAGGCGAGGGTGCCGGCCAACGGCAGAATCCTGTACGTGACTTCTCAGGTCAGGGCCCTTCTGAAGGAAGCCGAAGGCCTGTCCAGAACCTTCGATACCAAGAAGGCCGGAAACGTTGTGAACCGTGAGTATTCCAGACTGGATGAAGTCGAGATCATCTCGGTTCCGTCTTCCCTCATGAAGACCGCATACGTCTTCACTGCAGGCTGGGCAGCAGCAGAGGACGCGTCCCAGATCAACATGTTCCTGGTACATCCGTCTGCAGTCATCACTCCAGTTTCCTACGAGTTCGCGCAGCTGGATCAGCCCTCTGCAGTAACCGAGGGCAAGTACATCTACTTCGAGGAGTCCTACGAGGACGTATTCATCCTCAACAAGAAGGCAGATGCCCTGCAGTTCAACGTAACGGGGGAATAATATCCGCTGCTGAAGCTGACACAGACTCCGATGGCAAGCTGTCGGAGTCTGAATTGCAGGCTCTGACCATAGCCCAGATCAGAGCTGTCGCAGCGGAGAGGGGCTACACGCTTACTTCGACGAAGAAAGCAGACCTGATTGCTGAATTTTTGCAGCTGCAGGGGTAAAGGAGGTGTGCGGCGATGTATCTCACGTATGACGAGTATATGACGTACACCAATGATGCGGGAACCGTACCGGAAGAGTCCTTTACCGTGGCCGAATTCAAAGCCCGGAAGACGATCGACTTCTGGACCGACTACAGAGTGCAGGCGATGGAAACCGTGCCGGAGGCGGTAAAGCTGTGCATGATTGCGTTGATCAAGCTGGAGGAAAAGCAGGGCCTTGATGCCACGCTTGACAATCCGACGATCGCGTCTTTCAGCACAGATGGATACTCGGAAAGCTACGGGAGCATCACCGAACAGGCTGCAGCTGCAAACAAGAAAGCCGCGGAAGCGATCAGACAGTGGCTGTATGGCGAAACAGATGACAACGGAACGCCACTTCTGTACAGGGGGGTGTATTCGTGATGAAACTCTGCGAAGAAACCATCACAATTTTCAATTCCGCTGTGGACCGCGCGAACGGATTCGACGTCTACTATCCCACAACGATAAAAGGCGTATCCGTTTTCTGCGAGATCGCGTCTGCCGTCGATTCGTCGGGCCTGAAAGCGGCGAACATGTTTAAAATCCGCATCCCAATCGATGCTGATTTCAGCGGAAAGACCTACCTGAAGCCGGTAGAGTATGCGGACAAAAGCAACCCCAGACGGTATTTCACACTGCAGCAGGGAGACATCATCATCCGCGGAACAGAAAAGTCTTCCCTGTCTCCGAAGGAGCTGCAGGAGAAGTACGGGGAGATCATCACAGTTCTGGGCGTCACCGATAATCGGCGGGCGCCGAACGCGAAACACTGGAAGGTCGTGGGAAAATGATTGAGCTGAAAGTGAAAAAAGTCTTTCTGGATACAGATACAGAATCACTTCTTTCGCGATTCAACCTGGAATCCGGCGGTCTGGTCCAGCAGGCCATAGACAAGGCCGTGATCGACTGGGATCTGCAGTATGTACCGTGGGAGACCGGCACACTCGGAAAGAGTCCTTATTCCGTGACCGCGATCGGATCCGGTGAGGTAGTCTATCCGGGGCCGTATGCTCATTATCTGTACTACGGTGAGGTCTACGGTCCGAACATCCCGATATTCGATGACAACAGCGAAGAGCCGACAGGCTGGTTTTCTCCGCCCGGACGGGAAAAGATCCCGACAGGGCGCGAGCTGTCATACGCGACAGATGTAAACCCGCTTGCCGGATCTTTTTGGTTTGAACGAATGAAGGCCGATCATCTGGATGACATCGTGAAGGAGGCGAAATCACATGTCGGACGTTAATAATGCAGAGGCGCTGCGGAATTGGTTCCGTGAGTGCCCGGCGATCCTGAAAGGGAATCGGTTCAGGGTGGATTACGTCGCGGAAAATCCGACAGAGTACGCGATCTTTGCTGTCCCTTCTGCCCTGAAATATCACAGCAATATTCTGGGCGAAGAGATCCCGGATGACATTCAGACACAGAATTTCATTTTCGCGTCCAAAGAGGTCTACGGGGGAGACATTCAGCAGAATCTTGCGAACCTCGAGTTCTATCAGGACGTCGCAAACTGGATCCTTGAGCAGAATACGGAACGGAATTTCCCCGAATGGGACGGCGGAATCGTGAAGTCGATCATCCCTACACTAACCGCGTATCCGGCACAGGTCGGAAGCAATGCAGCTAAGTATCAAATTCAATTAAAGATCACATATAGGAGAGTGTAAATATGGCAAAGATCGTAAGAGAATACCTTGCACATTTTATCGACGCTTCTTTTGGTGGTGAAACGGTAAATTATGTGCGGATCGGTAAAGACCTGGAAGAGTACAACGAAGAGCTGAATCCGGATGTTGAGATCACCAAGAACATCCTCGGAGAACAGAACGTACAGCATAACGGCTATGAGGTGCAGTCTGAAGTTGAACCGTTCTACGCATACGAGGGTGATCCCCTGTTCGAACAGCTCAGCACCATCGCGAACGAGCGCAAGACCGGCGATGACTGCCTGACCACGAAGGTAGATGTCCTGGTAGATTCTACCGGCGCTGTGAAGTGGGCATACAGGGAAGACTGCTGGCTTGTTCCGAACAGCCTCGGCGGTGATACCTCCGGCGTGCAGATCCCGTTCACGGTTTACAATGCCGGAAACCGTGTCAAGGGTACCTTTGACATGAGCGCGAAGACGTTCACTCCGGCTTCAACCTGATATAACATAAACACAGACCGGGGCACTGATATTCAGCGCTCCGGTTTTTTGTCAAATAATGGGAGGCGTACAGCATGGCAGATGTGATCAACAAAACCAACGAGATCGTAATCGACGATGGTAGTCAAAGAATATCGATCAAAAACAAATTAGGCGATGAAATAGGCGTGTTCCTGTTCAGGCCGACAGACATCGCAATTATCCAGCGGTACAACGAGATCGCTGCAAAGTTCGATGAGATCGTGGCGCCACTGGAAGATATCGACATAAACAGTGACGGGACAGCAGACGAAGCAGATAAGCATGCAGCGGAGGTCCTGGCGGAAGCAGAAAAGCGGATGTTTGAGGCATGCGATTATCTGTTTGACGGCAACATGTCGGAAGCATTTTTCGGAAAGATGCATCCCTTCTCACCTGTCGGCGGCGCATTCTACTGCGAAACAGCGCTGACTGCGGTGGGCCAGTTCATTGCTACACAGTTCGAACAGGAAACGAAGAAGATCAGCAAGAGGATGACAAAATACATCAACGATAAAGGCAGAAAGAAATGATCGGATCCCTTCCCAAGACTCTAACTGTAAACGGCAGAGAATGGGCCATAGCGACGGATTACAGAGAGATCCTGAAAGTCATGGTCATATTCAATGATCCGGAGCTGGAAGCACGCGAAAAGCTCTTTTTGTGCCTGTATTACATATACGACGATTTCGAAAAATTGAATCCGGACGAATACGAAGAGGCCTATAAACAGGCCGTATGGTTCATAGACTGCGGATCGGAACCGAAAGAGGGGAAAAATCCGCGCCTGATGGACTGGGAGCAGGACGAGCACATCATCTTTCCTGCTGTCAATCGTGTCGCCGGATTCGAAGTCAGGGATCGTGATTATCTGCACTGGTGGACCTTCATGGGCTACTTCACGGAGATCCACGAGGGGATCTTTTCTCAGGTCCTGTCGCTGCGGCAGAAAAAGGCGAAAAAGAAGAAGTTGGAGAAATGGGAGCGGGAATTCTGGTCTGCAAATAAAGATCTGTGCGTCCTGAAGGAAAAGCTGACGGAAGAGGAGAAGGCCGCAAAAGATCGTCTGAATGCCCTGTTGAATGGCTAGGAGGTGAGAATACATGCCTGGAAAAAGTGATGGATCGATCACGATTGATACAAAGCTGGATAACAGCGGTTTTTCAAAAGGATCGGAAGACCTGAAGCGTGCGGTCGAGTCAGTGACCAAGCATGTAAACGAGACAGGATCGCGGATAAAAGAAGCGTTCAAGTTTGATTTCGGGCAGCCGAAACAGGCCGCAAATACATTCCAAAGGGCACTCAAACAGGTGAACAGCGAGATCAATTCGATGGGCGACATCGGAAGAAAAGCGATCGAGGGCGATGAGGCCGCACTTGCACAGTTTGAGACCAAAAGCAACGAAACGCTCAGCCGCATCGAAGAAATGCGGTCAGAGCTTGACAGGTTCGGAAAAACACAGTTTGAAACACCGGAATACGCAAAAGCAGCGGAAGAATATGCAAAAGCGGAAGAAGAGGTGAATCATCTTAAATCCGCTGTATCCGATGCAGAAGACAAGCTCGATCAGATGTGGGAGAAATTCGGACAATCCGAAGAGATGCAGGGCATCGAGCAAAGAATCTCACAGATCGAAGCCCTGAAGAAGATGTACGAAGAAGCGGTGGCCGCCGGCAATAAAGTCAAGGCCGAAGCCGTACAGGATCGTTTTACTCAGCTGAAAGCCGAAACGGATCCGCATGCAGGTAACATGGGATTCGATGAGGCCATAGCAAGGGCAAAAGAAGAGATGGCGGCCCTGCAGGAGAAATTCGAAACGGGCCCCGCTCAGAAATTGCAGGCCGAAGTCGATAAGCTTACAGAGAAGCTGAATGAGGCGAAGACAAAAGCCGCAGAGGTTCAGGCGGAAATGGATGCTACACCAGCGACATTTGCCGGAAGCTCTACGGTTGAGTATGAAAAAGATGCGGCCGCCCTGGAAACGACGATCGCTAAACTGCAGGAGATGTACAGCATCATCCGTGAGGCCGCGGGCACCGGCCAGACCAGTGCGCTTGATGCATTCATGGCAAAGTGGCGCGAAATGCCGACACTCTCCAACATGATCAAAAGCTCTTTCCAGTCGATGATCTCAACGATCACGACAGGAGTGCAGACGGCGGCCGCTGCAATCAGCACAGGCCTCCATCATCCGGTCCAACTGTTGGATCGTGCCCTTGCAGGCGTGGCAACGACAGCAGGACGTGTGATGGCAAGCCTTGCGTCTGCGGTCAAGTCCGGAGTCGTAAACGGTCTCAAAAAGATCGCAGAAGCGGCGCGGAATGCAGCTGTCAACCTTGCAGGGATGGCAAGGCACTCGATCATATCGGGCCTGAAAAAAGTCGGCAATGCAATTCTTAATCTGGGTAAGCACAGCAAAAAATCAAATTCAGCACTTTCAGGCGGATTCAAGACCATGCTGAAATATGGTCTCGGCATCCGGTCCCTGTATGTGCTTTTTAATAAGCTCCGCAGGGCGATCCAGGAAGGATTTGCAGCCCTTGCAGAGCAGGATACACAGTTCGCAGGTACGATCAACAATTTCAAGGCATCGCTGAATACGCTGAAGGGCAGCTTTGCCGCAGCATTCGCGCCCATTGCACAGATTGTACTTCCGCTCCTGACTGCAATGGTAAATACCATCGCAGACGCGATCTCTGCAGTCGGTCAGCTGATCGCGGCGTTGACCGGAAAATCCAGTTACACAAGAGCGACAAAGGCGCAAAGCAACATTGGATCCGCTGCAGGATCTGCGGCGGATGCGCTGGGCGATGAAGCAGATGCGGCAAAAGAGGCACAGAAAACGCTTGCAGGATTTGATGACGTGGAAATCCTGTCGGATAACTCATCCGGCTCCGGTGGGGGCGGCGGAGGCGGTGCCGGCGGTTCCGGCATCGGATTCGAAGAGGCGCCAATCACGAGCGCGTTTTCAGGGCTCGCGGACATGCTGAAAGAGGCATGGGAAAAGGCAGACTTCACGGAGATCGGCGCCATGATCGGTCAGAAGCTGAAGGATGCACTTGAAAGCATCCCGTGGGACAAGATCAAGATCGTACTGCGGAAGGTCGCAAAGAGCATCGCAACATTCCTGAATGGGTTTCTTGAGGTTCCCGGACTCTTCACGACGATCGGAAAGACAATCGCGGAAGGCATCAATTCAGCGATCACATTTGTAGAGGCATTCGTCAGTAATTTCCACTGGGACAGCCTCGGACAGGCGATCAAAGACGGCGTTCTGGGGATCTTTGATAATCTGGACTGGGAGATGATTTACAGGACCTGTGCAGAGATCGGTCACGGCATCGGGACGACGATTCAAAACGCGGTCGGTGATCCGGCAGTGTGGTCCGCAGTCTTCACAGCACTCAGCAGGGGCTTTAATTCGGTCATAAACGGCTTCAGAGTGTTTTTGTGGTCGATTGACTGGGCAGGCCTCGGAACGTCCATCGGGGACGGTTTAAACGACGGTGTGGACGCTTTTGACTGGGATACACTGGGAGACACACTCAGCACGACAGTAAACAGTGCTTTTGATATCCTGTATAACTTCCTGGTTACGTTTGACTGGGACAAGTTCGGATCTAAGATCGGCAAGAGCATTTCCAAAACCGTCAGACAGATCGACTGGAAGAAGGGCGGAACAGCAGTCGGATCGGCAATCAATGCATTGTGGCGGGCCCTGAATGGCTTTGTCCGTGATACAGACTGGCCGGCTCTCGGTAAAGCAGCCATGGAAACGGTCGCGGGATTTTTGGATACTCTGGACTGGGCTACACTGGGAGAATTCGCATCTAACTGCCTGAAAGGTCTTCTGAATTTCTTCATCGGTACGATCGGGGATATCCACTGGGATGAAGTTGCGGATGGAATCACAGGCGCGATCAGTGACTTCATCGAAGGATTTGACTGGTCCGGTACTGCAGGTGCCGTAGGAGGCGCTATAAGAACCGCATTCAGGGCGATCGTAGGTCTGGGCAGTGTGCTGATTACATCGCTTCTGTGGGCCGGTAAGCAGATTCTCAGTGCCATATTCAACGGTATCATCGGAGCAATCGCGGATCTTGGCGGAATACCGGCGTGGATCGGGGATCATATCACCGGTCCCATTGTTGAAAAGCTGGAGAGCATCGTTGAAACGGTCCGGAACATAGGCCGGGCAGTCGCGGATGCTTTCAACGGCGGCATGGGTGAGATCGAATACGGCACGGATTATGTGGCGAATACTGTTGTGGGCGCTCTGCAGGGCCTCAGTGAGCAGTACGGGCTCACACTGGATGATGCGCTCAGCATGGCACATGGCTTTGTAGAGATCGCATCCGGCGACGTTCCTGCGCTCACAGGTGCTTTTTCAGAGCTCGAAGGAAAACTCGAAGAGGCCGGAATACCTGCAGATCAATTCTATAAAGCGCTCAATACTGCTTTATCCGTAGATCCGAACAACGAAGAAGCGAACAGACTGAAAGAATCAATCAGTGCCATCAGCTCGAACCTCGATGATGCAAGCCAGAGTTCCAGCAATACATCGCAGACGTTTGAAAACTTTGGCAACTCGGCAAGCCTGATTACAGCCCTGAAGCTCGGAATCCTCGGAGGCGTGATCAAAAACCTCGGCGAGGAGGGCAAGATCACGGAGGAGAAAGCAGCACTGCTGCAGGGTACTTTGGACAGTTACAACACAACGCCGTGCGAGACCAACATGCAGGCGCTGAAAACAGCATTCGAGCAGACCGGATTATCTGTAGAAAGCTTCGAAGAAACAGCGCGGAAAACATGGGACAGCATGGATACGGACGCGCAGAAAGCTGCACTTGCAGCATGTGATGCGCTCGAAACGATAGGTATTGACGGAATCAAGGGTCTCAAAAGCGGAATGGAATCGGAAGCAAGCGGCGTGAATGACACTTCCCAGAAGATCGCATATGACGACGTGGAAGGGGCCTTCAAGAAAGCACTCGATGAGCATTCGCCGTCGAAGAAGTTGCAGACCATCGGACAGTATGCAATCCAGGGCCTTATGAACGGAATGAACGGCCAGAAGACCAGACTACACACGCTGATCGATACGATGATTCGAGAGGTCGTCAACAAGATCGACGGCTTCCAGGGATCATTCCGCACGTCGGGATCTGTACTTATGGAGCAGATCCGGACAGGTATGGAACAGAACGTATACGGAGTCATGGGGACCGTATACAACACAATCAATGAGATCCAGTCCGCGTTTTACGGCGTCAGCTGGTGGAACCTTGGCGATTATATCGGCACGGGCATTTACAACGGTCTGGTCGCAAACAGCAACTGGCTTTACAATCTGGCGCGCAACGTCGCAGTGAACATGTACAATTCTGCAGCAAGAGCGCTGCAGATTCACAGTCCGTCAAGAAAGTTCGCATACATCGGCGAGATGATCACATCCGGTCTCGGTAAAGGTATCGAGGATACGGAGGACAATGCGACAGACGCGGTTGCAGCCCTGGCACATGCAGTCACGGATGAGGCGGCAGCAGAGCATCCGATCATGGCGCTTGACGTCGCGTACGGACAGCTTGACGGGATCCTGACTTCGTTTTCAGACAGGCTTCTGGCAGGGTTTGACAACATGATCATGGCGATGGACCGGATCGCAAGCGGGGCATCCTTTGCAATGCCGGTGGCGGCGCAAGGCGCTGTCGTTCCTTACGCGGTGAAGAGGAGTGCTACACAGAGCGGTGAGAGCAGCAACGTAGAGGCCGCGATTCAAGCACTTGCGGACCGTGATGCAAACCGGCTTACGCGTGAGGACCTGGCAGAGATCCTGATCGATGTCTGCAGACAGTACATCAATTTCGATATCCGCATAGGCGACGAACAGATCGCCCGTCATGCGAATGCAGGCAATCTCAAACTCAACCGCAGATTCAGCGCGGTTTCAACATAAAGGAGGGTAGAGCATGGCATCTGAAAGACCTTTTAAAGTTGACGGGGTGGCCATTCCTACCCCGACATCCTATGTGTTCAACGTCGAGGATTTATCTTCCGAAGGTACGGGAAGAACACTTGACGGTGTAATGCATAAAGACGTGGTAGCTGTAAAGGACTATTACGAATGCACCTGGAAGGGCCTGTCCTGGGAGGACACGGCCCTTTTACTGAATGCAATAGACGGGAAAGAACAGGTGGCCTTCACACATGCGGATCCGCGCGTGGCGAATCAGTTCATCACCGGTCAATACTATGTCGGGAAACGCGGCGGAACGGCGATGAACCTGAAAAACCCGAAAAAAGTATGGAGTGATATATCACTGACTTTCACGCAGATATAAAGGAGATCATATGCGGACAGCATCAGCACAATTCAAGCAGGCTTTGGCCAACAATAACCGGGACTACCTGCTGACGGCAGATGTGACTCTGGCAAATGGACAAACACTGCAATTCGACAGGACAAAACTGTGGACGGACGGATATTCCGCAGAGGACGCCGTATCGGATGACGATTCCTTCACAGCTGTGGGGGCAACAGTCATAAATGCGGCGTCGATTACGATCAACAATATCACCGGAGCATATACGGATCTGGACTTTACAGATGCATCCGTGGTCCTTTCCTGCGGGCTTGTTCTCGCACAGGGGGGATCCAGCAGGACGGAAACACTCCGGATCGGCACGTATGACGTCGATGAGACGGCGTACAACGGCAGTACGATCCGGCTTGATATGCTGGACCGGATGGCAAAATTTGAGAGGCCTTATTCTTCAAGCACTCTGGTCTATCCGGCCACACTGGGACAGATCGTCAGGGACGCCTGCACGCGATGCGGCGTCCTTTTTGATACCGAAAGTTTCCCATACGAAAACTTTGTCATATCAACCCGTCCGGATGACGATGCTGTCACATATCGCGAGGTTATTGGATGGGCCGCTGCGATTGCGGGATGCTTTGCACGCTGTAATGCTCTGGGGCGCCTTGAATTCAGGTGGTTCGATTCCAGTGCGAAGCATGATATAAGTGCTCTTTTCAGTCAGGACGTAAGCCTTGACGATACAGTGATCACCGGCGTCGTTGTAGAGGCGACAGATCCGGATTCGTCCGAAATAAAAACCTATCTGTCAGGTAGTACTGGACACGTGATCACCGTCAGCCGTAACGGATTCGTCACGACGTCCAATGCGCAGACGATCGCGGATATGATCCGGCAGACTGTTATAGGCCTGCGGTTTCGCAAGCTCAGTATAACGACACTGACAGATCCGACACGCGAGGCCGGTGATACGGCCTCAGTCATAGACGCAAAAGGAAACGAGTATTTCTGTCTGATCACGCGATGTACATTCAAGCCCGGCGGAAGGGATGAGGTCGTTTCGGGATCGGATACACCGGCGAGGAATAGTGCTACACGGTATGCGAGCTCTACGAAGTCATTTGTGGAAGCACGAAAGCTGCTGAAGCAGGAAAAGACAGCACGGGAGCAGCAGATCGAAGCACTTGCAGAGAGAATCGAAGCAAGCAGCGGTCTTTATACATCCACCGAAATCCAGCCAGACGGAAGCACGATTTATTATCTGCATAATAAGCAGAAATTGGAAGAATCACGGTATATCTGGAAGATGACGGCGGAAGCGTGGGCGGTATCATCCGATGGCGGTAAGACCTGGAATGCCGGCATGGAAGTCAACGGCAACGTGATCGCCAACATATTGAGTGCCAATGGCATCAATGCCAGCTGGATCGATACGGGAGCACTCACGATTACGGACGAGAACGGAAACGTGATCTTCCAGGCGTCGAAGGATACGCACAGCGTTTACATGAGCGAGCGCGTGCAGATCGGCGGGGATCCGCAGAACACGCAGTCAATCGGCGATGCGATCGACAGTGCAACGAGCTTTTATCTGTCACTGTCAAATGAGCATCAGAGCATCGAGACAGACAGCTCCGGGCAGTATGATGTCTTTCCCACATGCAAGACCGTTGCAAAGGTCTTTTATGGGTCCAGGGATGTATCAGCGGCCTGCACTTACTCCGTATCGGCTACCGGCCTCATGGGGACATGGGATGAGACGACGCGGACCTATACAGTCACGGATCTGACAGCCACTTCCGGGCATGTGGATATCAGTGCAACTTACAATGGCGCCACTGCAACTAAGACCTTCACCGTCTCGATCGTACGGGACGGAGTGGATGGAGCAGATGCGGCAGTCCTTCGGATCGATTCGTCGCGCGGGAACGTGTTTAAAAACAATTCGGTCTCTACGGTCCTGACGGTATCGGTCTATATCGGCGGGGAGCGGATCACCAATATCACGGCTCTCCGGGCAAGATTCGGCAACAGTGCGCATCTGCAGTGGTACTGGCAGAAAGTAGATGAGACCACGTTCGGCGTGATCGTGGCGAGCGACAGCAAGCTGTCAGACAACGGTTTTTCGCTCACTCTCACGCCTGATGAAGTCGATACAAAAGTAACGTTTATGTGTGAGCTTGTCGTGTAAATGGGAGGCATGGATGAAGATTCTGATAGCTGTACCAACATACGAGACGATCTCCCCGGATACGTTCCGGTCGATCTACGGCCTGGACAAAGCGGGGCAGGAATGTGTGTTTGATTTTGTACGAGGATATGACTGCGCGACGGCCAGAAACAACATCGCGCAGGAGGCCCTTAATATCTCTGCAGATTATGTCTTAATGGTCGATAACGATGTCGTACTTCCACCGGACGCGCTGGGCAATCTCCTGGACAATCTGGTGGATGTGTGTCTCGGCTATTATCCGTCCAGAAACGCGCAGAACGTGTACGACGGAAAGACGGCGATCTACCGGCTGGGTGAGTTTAATTACACGTCTCAGATCGTGACGGCAGAGATGCACGGACTTCTGAAAAACGGGGTACATAAAATCGAGGTGCATGGCGGCGGGATGGGATGCGCGCTGATCCGGACGAATGTCTTCCGGACGCTGTGCTTTCCGTATTTTGACTGGGTGAATTATCCGGATAAAGGGATCCTGTCAGAGGATCTGTACTTCTGCGAACAGTGCAACGCGGCAGGGATCAAGATCTATACAGATACAAGAGTCGGATGCGGCCATATTTTCCGCCGCATACAGTGGCCGGAATAAGGAGGATAAAATATGGCAATCAAAGCATCAGATCAGATTACGATCGCTGATATCACAGATGGATATAGTATCATGCTGTCCCTGGACGCGATATCCCTCAATGGGGGAACATCCACTCTGGGGACTGCACAGACAGTGACGGTCAACGTTACAGCATACAAGGGCGGGTCGAAGGTTGTACCAACGGTCAACGCTCCGACATGCCCGACAAATGTAACGGCAGCAGTCGGGAGCGCGTCAGACAGTGTGGTCCCGGTCACGATCACGTTTGCAGCTGCTCTCAATGCAGCCGGCAAAGTCATTATCCCCGTACAGGTCGATGACGTGACGATCAACAAAGAATTCTCGTACGCTATTGCCTTCAAGGGCGCGACAGGCGCATCCGCGTACTCTTATGATCTGATCGTCTCCCACGCGGCGATTGCGAAGGCGATTGACGGGTCATATAATCCGGCATCGATCACGGTTACCGGAAAGCGCCTCCAGGGGACCGGAAGCCCGACGAACTATTCAGGACGTTTTAAGATTGAGTGCACAAAGAATGGCAGCACGTGGGAAACCGGATCGCCCTATGTATATACATCGAGCGCAGATGAGGTGAGCCACACATTCCCGATCCCGGAAAATATTGTTGCTGTGCGCTGCAGCCTGTATCTTGCAGGCGGTACCACGACACTCCTTGACCAGCAGACCGTGCCGATCGTATCGGACGGTGCTACAGGAGCAACAGGGGCCACAGGAAAGACCGGGGCCACGGGAGCCACAGGGGCCACAGGCGGAACCGGTAATGCCGGAGCAGATGCGTATACGATAGTCCTGACAAACGAGTCTCACACATTCGCCGGCGGAATCTCTGCGGCCATCGCAGGCAGTGCAGAATGCGGAGTGATCGCGTACAAGGGTGCTACACAGGTGGCAGCTACGATCGGGACGATCAGCGGAGCGCCTACGGGCATGACAACAAGCATTTCTAATAATGGTTCGACATCTGCAAAATTTACTGTCACTGTCACTACCTCCATGGCGACGAAAAACGGCGTCCTGACAGTGCCCGTTACGGTGGATGGAAAGAGCTTTTCAAAGCGTTTTACATATTCTCTGGCGCTTACCGGAGCGACAGGCGCTACCGGAGCGACAGGAGCAACAGGGGCCACAGGAAAGACCGGGGCCACGGGAGCCACCGGAGCAACAGGTGCGACAGGCGAAGACGCCATTATGATCGCGATCTCTGCAAGCAATGGAAACATCTTCCGCAATAGCAGCGGATCCACGCTTCTGACCGCACATGTGTACAAAGGCGGCGTGGAAGTAACCGGAACAGCACTGACCGCTCTGGGGACGCTCAAATGGTACAAGGACGGCGGGAGCACTTCCATCGCGACCGGCGCGAGTCTTTCGGTTTCGGCATCAGAAGTCCAGAACAAGGCGGTCTATACGGTACAGCTTGAGGATTGATCGGAAGGGAGTGAAGCAATATGAGCGTTAAAGCCAGCTGCTCCATCACGATCAGTATCGAGAGGATCGTGGAATCCACATACAGGTTTTATAAGCTGCAAGCGTCAACGGCAGCAGAACCGGCAAAGCCGACGTCGATTGCAAATCTTCCGCAGCCGCCGACAGGATGGCAGGACAGGGAGCCGACATACTCCGGAGACAGCACATACAGCCTTTACATTGTTGATCTGACGGTCTTTTCAGATGGGACCTTCAGCTATTCAAATGTGTCTCTTTCGAGCTCGTATGAGGCCGCAAAAGAGGCATACAACAAGGCACAGGCGGCAAGTGATGCGATTCCTGGCGTCAATCTGAGCCCGTTTTTCTCGCATGACCTTGCCGATGTATATAACTCAACGACAAACCCGGATGGATATTGGAATTATGTCGGTGCAGGAGCAGGCAGGTCTTATGAGATCCTTTCTGATGGTTGGATTCATGTTGAGCTGGATAACAGCTCCGGCACCAGCACGATTACCATGAATTTCATGCCGGTAAAAAATGATGCGATAGAACCGGGAGAAGATTACACATTCCTTTTTGAATTCCGTAACAGGGTATCAACAGCGGCCGGATCTGGTCTATGCTATCTTGTCCAGAACGACAGATGCCAGTTTTGGGGTGCGTCCGTGAAAAAGGTCCTTGAAGGTGCCGGGACACAGGCCAGTCTGAACATACATGACTGGGTTCCAACAGATGGGACGATCTATCGTAAACGTGTTCTGAAGACATCCGAAGCATCTGATTCATCCCATGCTGGTGCGGGATTTACCAGGCTTGCTTACATTAGGTGTCAGGCGTCAGCAGGGCAGGTTATTTCGTACGATTTCCGAGTGTCGATCTACAAGGGCGAATATATGGGTCCGTATGTGCCGTACATCCTGAGTGATGCGACATACATCAAGAAGATCGCCGACGATGCTGCGGCAGCAGCAAATGCGATCAAGGTGTATGAGATCAAACCGTCCGTTTCGAGAGTCATGATTGACTGGATGACGGGGAACGCTACTCCAAGCTCTGTCAGTTTTTCCGCGTATTTAAACGGGGAAAGCTATACAGCGGGGAAAATACTCTGGGAGTATAAGAATTCCAGTAATACCTGGGTGACGGCAAAAACGACAAGCGGCGGAACAGGGACATACGTCACTGATTCATCTATGACGGAAATCCGGGGCCGTCTTCTGTCGTCCGATGATGTAGAGCTTGCAAGCACTATGATACCCGTCCTGATAGATATGTCACAAGTATCACAAGAGGACATATTCAATAAGCTGACCAATAACGGAGCAGCGGGAGGACTGTTCTACAACAACGGGCAGCTGTACCTGAATGCTGCGTATTTAAACGTTGGCGACGGTGTAAACATCTACTCCAACTACGATACGATGTCGCAGATTACGAAGGATACTCTTCAGTGGAAAAACGCCGGTGTCCAAGAATACGGAGTCGCTGAATCGACGCGGATCAGCGGCAACATGTTTTACATCACGACAGCATCAACTTCCAGCAATGGGTATCTGTTCCTCGGAAACAGCGAAAACCACAAAGGGGCCGTGGCGACACCGGTAGGCGGAAAGTACCTGATATCATTCTATGCCCGTACAAGGACTGGAAGCGGAAAGGTCAAGCCGTGGGTTATTACGTTCTCAGATTGGGGAACTACACAGGTCAATCAGAATGGTGGGGAAACCTATTCGATTGACGCGACGTGGAAGCGATTCTATTTCGAATACACCTCTACGGCTGCATATACGGGCCTTGGTTTCGCGAATGTACAGGCTGGTACAACTGTATACGTCTGCGGAATCATGATCGAGCCGGTGGACAGTTTCGATCAGATCCCCAGCCCATTCGCTCCGGCAGGAACTACGCAGATCAACGGCGGCCTGCTCAAAACGGGGACTGTCGATGCGAACAAGATCAAAGTAGATGATCTGTACGCACTGAAGGCGAAAATCGGCGGATGGAACATAAACGAAACAAGCCTTTCGAGCGCAGGAATGTATTCGATAGATAATGTGTCGCAGTCGAAAATTGAGCTCCTGAAAGAAGGAAAGCTCCGGATCGGCGGAACAACCATGGATAACCACTGGGGCGCGCTCAGAATTCAGTATGGCCTTGAGTTGATTACAAAGTCCAATGGAGAAACTCTATCTGATGGTTCAGGACAGTTTAGTATCAAAAATCTGACCTCGGTGACTGGATCAACACTGGGAATCAACAGCTCAGACATGGTAGGAAGGCTTTCGTCATCTTCGAAGAGATACAAGGTTCCGTGCGGAGATGCTACACACGAAGAGGCAGAAAAGCTGCTTGATATTCCGGTTGTGAAATTCCGGTACAAAGACGGATATCTTGCCAAAGGTGATCAGCTGGAAGGTGTGGAGATGATCGGTCTCTATGCGGAGGATGTGCAGCAGGCCATTCCGGAAGCAGCCATCCTTGACGGAGAGGGCCGTGCGGAAGACTGGAATCACAGGATCCTTCTGCCGGCCATGCTTAAGCTGATACAGGACCAGGAGATGCGGATCGCGGCACTTGAGGACCGTTTGAACAGGCTTGAAGGCCTGAATAGCACTGTTGACGAGCAGTAATCTGGAGGTGATGAAATGGGGTTGTGGGTAACAAAACGTAAGGAAAACAAAAAGATCTACTGGGACATCGAGCTGACCAAAGGTGACTCGGCGTATATCACCGTCACGCTGACGGACCTGCAGGAGCAGGGGATCACGCTGCGTGACGGTGATGTGGTGCGCTGTCAGGT